CTGATACAGGGTCCCCCGATTCTGTATATGCTTCGACAATATCCCAAGAATAAACTGAGCCAATTTCCCTTGAATATCCTTCAACATCGACCATACGGGTATTTCCTTTCAAATTGTCCATCATCGTACCAAACCAACCATTGCGTAATAGTACACGGGTGCCTTTTTTAATGTCATTTGTTTTCATGATTTATCCTTTGTATGCAGTTGCAACACAACCTGAGAAGGTGTATATCCCACCAAACACTGTGATACCGTGTTTGCGTTTTGCTATATCTTTCAATGATTCAATAGATTTGCTGATTGTTATTGGCTTGCCGCCGATATACAACTGAAAAACTGATTTAACTTCATAAAATTCGATAGTGCCGTCTGCTATATCTTTTGGTACTCGGAGACCACGGCCACGTCCACGTCCGATTTGTGCAGCTTCTTTCATTACATAACTTACTTTGCTCGGTGAATCGTTTTTTGAAGCGGAGACAACAGCTTCAGTTTCATCATACTTAGCAGATACCCATGGAAATTTTTTAAGAAATTCCTCTACCTTTTCTGCTGCTACTTTAACTACATCGACCGTACCTTTGTTGCGTTCCACTACACAATGTTTATACAAATATTCTTGCATATATTTAGGAGCTGAATGAGGAACATCAACACCAAACTCTTGAGACAACATCTGCCCGAATGGGGTTGATGGAGTGAATGCGTGAAATTTACGAATTATTTCTGATTGTGTCATTTGCATTTTATTCTCCTAAGTTGTTTGTGTTTCGATCTGATGTAGCTATTATAATGATTTAAAATTAAATGTCAAATCAATTAACCATGACGAACCCCTGTGGGTTAAGCAGGAGACAGCGGGCGAACTGTATTGTGTTTTGAAAACAACCAATGCCCACCAAACCTGTTTCTTACACGGCGCAACAAGTACGACCCATCCTCATTTGTGTCTCTACCCGTTTCCCACGCTGTGACAAGCTTGCGCTTCCATGTTCTGCCATATTTATTGGCAAACATCTGCAAGGATTCTAATTCTTCGTTTGTAGGTAATTCTTGCATTTTATTCTCCTAAGTTGTTTGTGTTTCGATCTGATGCCGCTATTATAATGATTTAGGATTAAATGTCAAATCAATTAACCATAAAGTTGTAAAGTGCTGGCTTTTCCCAACCTTCACCAATTGCCATCTTTATCTTGATAATGTTGAATGCGCTACGGATGTTTAAATCCTTGGCTTTTGCTACATTTTTCTTAATGAAAGCAAGAACTTCCATCTTGTCTTCTTTCTCATAATGTGTTTCGTTCATGAATACATCTTCAATCCTATCAAGTTTTTCTTCTTGATTCAATGTCAAATCGACCAGCATTGACCTGCTCAGAATCGCTTGTGGGAACTTGTCCAATGTAAGATTGCTAATAAAGATAACTTTGCCTGTGAATTCAAACCTACTTGGTACAGAATCATCTTTAGATTCGGCGCCCCAACTAATTATACGCTTCGCATATGAATCCAATGCAGCTTTGAAAATATTAGCACCAATTGGGTCTTTAAAACTAGAATCACAATCATCGAATATGATAATTTTGCCGTTGTTATGGTAAAGACTAGTATACAAATTGCGTGGAGTAGAATATCCCTTGATGAATACGAAATCACCATCAACAGTACCAATAGTGTCCTCTTTCAATTTCAAAGAATGCATTGTCTCCAATACAGTATGAGTTTTTCCCAAGCCACCATCACCAGTGATTACTAATCCTGGGATAACTCCTTTAGCAGCTAATTTTGTGAATTGTGTAATGAACTCAAACCGTTCAGAAACTGTAAATTCGGACTTCTTAACAATGACTTCTCCGATATTGTGTGTTGCTGTTACTTGATCTAATTTGTATCCGAGACCAATGACAGTTTGTTCCAACTTAGAACGATTCTTTGATCTACGAATCATTTTACCATTTATATGATATTCGAAGTCGTTTGTCTTTTTGTTTAATACGATCATTTGATTTCTCCTAAATAATTAGTGCCTCGATGTCCGCTATTATAATGATTTAGGATTTAATGTCAACTATATTTTCCAGGAAAAGAAAAACCCTGTAAATCCTAAGACTTACAGGGTTGAATTATTGCAATATAATATCACCAGTTACATTAGAGGGTAGTTACCCTTCTCTGTGGTTAACCTTGCTCAATTTGAACGTTTACGTTAGGGGCACAGGATACGCCGTGTTCAATGCATCCAGCAGTATGTAAAGTCCTTCTGCGCTTTCGTCTGCATGGCGCAGTGCCTGTTATGTATTCATTTCTCTGCGCTCCGATTCCATTTGCCTCAACACGCGTCATCGTTATTTTTAGTTAGGCTGCCTATATCACGTTGTGCGTCATGGTCGAAAGTAGCGCGTGAATCGCATTGAGAGCAACTGTCGCGTTGCCGTCCGGGTCGGGTATTACCCGCACCGCAGCTGCCATCTCTTGCAATTCCTGCTCAGTATCAGCGCCGACCAGCCCAGCCAGCGCCGACCGCAGCAATACAATATCGCTCTCTGCTTTTCGCATCGGGTGCTGTTCACAAATCTTAATGTGATCTGTCAGCACTTCGCTGCCGTGAGCCTGGGTATCTTGCGGGTATTCGTGCCCACAATAAACGCAAGTTAGTATTCTTTTATCCATGCCATATCTCCGTAAAATTGACGCACAACCCTGCATTTGAGGCAATTACACGTTAGGTGTCACCATGCCTCCGCGATTGCTTCAAAAGTTCCGTCATCATTTTTTGATGACGTCCATGAAACTCTGCGATTTCCGCATTCGCAACGTCTCGACCGCCCATCCCATCCAACGCAGTCATCGCAGTTATTCCCATCAAAATCAATATAGCATTCTGGCCCCGGCTGCTCGGCCTCAATTGCCTCTTCTGGCGTTTTATATCCCATAGTTCATCTCCTTGTTGTTAAACCACTAACCCTGCGTTCGAGCGGCACGTTATGCTGCGCTCTCAATTCCTGCTCTCTTTCCGCGTATCCATCAGAGTAAGCAGCCTTCATTAAGCCAATCACAGCCTTTTCAGAGTAGAGCCTTTCATGCGAGTAAAACAATGGGTTTAGACTTTGCATTGGTAATTTACCATAAAAAGTCTTGCCATACTCAGGCCCTATACACATTATTTTTGTAGCCCATGCATCAGGTTCAACGCCTAATCCTACAGTCGAAGCGGTATTGTTTGGTTCAGTTATGTTCATTTCGTTCTCCGTTTCACTTCTACGTTATGAGTCAATCCGAATAGCCAAGAAAAAGCGTCCTGTCGTTCTCGTATGGCTTTCCTACACCAAACGGATTTCCGCGCATGTCTATATAGTCAATATGCTTTTCTGGATCAAAGTCAACCTTATGGTATGTGTCTCCATCATAACCTCTCGACCGTTCCCCAACAAGCACTTCAACTGTCGCGCCTTGATCTTGGGCGTTAAGCCATTCGATAAAATCTGCAACAATCATTTTATTCTCCTAAGTCATTAGTGCCTCGATATCAGCTATTATAATGATTTAGGATTTAATGTCAACTATATTTTCCAGGAAAAGAAAAACCCTGTAAATCCTAAGACTTACAGGGTTGAATTATTGCAGTCCTAGTATAATATCACCAGTTAATATTCTACTATGGTCAGGCAAAAATGCTCTAAGGTATTCCATTTGATCTGCTAGCAGATGTCTACTTTGCAGAATAAGCCGTTCAGCATGTGATGGTACATATGGGACATATAATAATACCATCTTATCTCCATTTTCATCTTTGGCTTTCCCGATTGGTAAATTTGCTTTGATGTGATTACATGGTCTACATGCGGTAACGCAATTCATCCACGTATTTTCTCCGTTACATGAAACAGGAATAATATGGTCTCTACTCAATTTATCTTCTCTGAAATGTCTGCCACAATATGCACATATGTTTCTATCTCTAGCAAATAGATTTTGGTTAGTCAATGGTGGTATTCTACAATCGTATTTTAATGTCTCTTTCAAGAATACAATTTTCCCAATATCAATCGCTGTACGATTGCCAGTTATGCGAGAAGTGCCACCACGGAACACTGATGGCTCTCCTTGTTCATACGATAGGAGATTTTTATATTTGAGAACTACAGCATCTTCCCATGATGCCCAATGATGAGGCATACCACCTCTATCACATATTAGAATCTTCTCCATAATTACTCCCTTATATAACGGTAGTGATAGCTGGAGTTGAACTCCTGTTGGTACTAAAACCCACGCATTTAATTTGGCACCAAGTATTTGACTAGAACCAGTATAATCTTCACACGTCAACTTGGCATAAATTGGCCCGAGGAATTTATTAATCGGCTTAACCTCGGACTCCGATATTGTAAATCTAGTCGATTGGGTGATAAGGACGACTAGAAGAACCTCAGGTCTTTAGCTTACGCTTGAAGAGCCCATGCAGTATCGTTTGCATTTACGTTTTTTTGCTGATTAGGTCAGTCAACTCACCTGCCGCCACTATTCTATCTCTCGCAATCGAAGCCTGGTCGGCCCCATCAAAAGCATTATAATTATTTTATACAGAAAACTAAAATGCTTTTGGTGGAGCCGGCGGGAATCGAACCCGCGTCTTACAAGCCTTACATTCGTGGGATTACGACAATTCTTTATTTTACCGCATAAGTCTTTTTACGTTTTAACGATTTCTTCAATATTTCCAACCAAATCTCTTTCTCTGCCACCTTATCACGATTGATACATGCGATAATTAACATCGACATAAGGTCTTTGGTTTTCATATTATTCCTCTATGCTTTTTCGTTGTAAAGTAGAAAAATACCAGCAATAAAACAACAAATACACAATGCTATTTGTATGCCAATTATAACAAGCATATTATGCCTTTGTTTGTTTTTTATTATTATTGTATGGTGGAGACGCCCACCAACTATTATGCTTCGTCAAATTACGACGAGGATTTACATTAAATGGTTGCGATGATGGATAATCTTTTGCTTTGCTCATTCTCACTTCTCCTTAAATTGAATCGTTATATTCGATTTCCGCAACGGTCAACTACTGCACGCGACTAAAGATCGTGCAGCTTGCCCACTCCCATGACCAACTGACAATAATATGCCAGACCTCTCGATTTTATTAGTCATTTTCTGTAGGGCCAATGGGATTTCTCCCAAGTCGCCTATTGCATGCGACTTTATTTCTTCTCCGTAGCAGTCAAATTGACCAATACGAATGATATTATTTATGTAATTCTTTTGGTTACTTTGTTTGTTCTACTGAGAGGCATCAACTGAAACAATAGCTAAATACATAGCCGAACAAGGATAATCTTTTGCTTTGCTCATTCTCACTTCTCCTTAAATTGAATCGTTATATTCGATTTCCGCTAAGATAAAATCTTTTACGAGGCTACTGCGAACAATGTCTTCCACTCCAAATTCTATCCTTGTGAATGATTGCATTCTATCAGCCACATGCATAAATTGTCTGATACCTGATAAATCGTTTTTCTTTTTATCTAAATCTGTTTGTCTGTAATCACCACAGAACATAATTTTAGACATATATCCTACTCTCGTCATGACCGTGGATAATTCTGCGTATGTCAAGTTCTGATACTCATCCACTACGATAATAGCATTGTCGAATGATAATCCGCGAATGAAAGAGGTTGAAACAAATTCTACCATATGTTGTTCTTTCAGTCTTTGCCAAGCATCCTTGCGTCCAAATAATGTGTCGCATATTTGAACATACGGAAGTTCATATAAGCTCATTTTTTCGTCAACGTCACCTGGCATGTGTCCCATATCTCTTGACTGGACTGCTGATCTTACTACTATTACTTTATTGAAAGGATTTCCTCTGTCCATTACCTCTTCAAGTGCTTTGTATAATGCACAGAAGCTTTTACCAGTACCAGCCACACCATGTAATGCAATAAAATAATCACCTAACTTATATGCTTCAAAAAACTTTCTTTGGTTCTCTGTCAATGGGTCAAATGTTTTTAGATTATCTAATTTTAATTTTAGACTTTCTGTTGGCTTAGTCATCCTATTTTGTTGCTCAGTTGAATTCTTTTCTATGACCTTACGAGTTGCCATTAGTTATCCTTTGGTTGTTATGAGAACAAGAATATTTATCAGCATTTCCATTCATATATTGATCCGCTAGCAGTTTTGAACTTTACATAATTGGTAGTGTCTTCGATAATCTCTGTGATTATGTTGGTTTGCCACCAATCTTGTGATTGAAATGATCTAGCATATAGTGACCCAACTCTCATATATACCCCAACTTTTGGTGTAGCATCATCTTCAACAGTTTGGGTGCCATCTGCTGCAACGGTGATTGCAAGAGACATACCACCGGAATCGCCTTTATTTTTATTGTCGATTTGATACATCCAATATCTCATATTTCCTCCTCATGTTAATTAGAACACAGTACAAATATACGTCTATATTTCTCACCTGTCAATTCAGGATATCTTTTGCACCATTTGATCTGAAAAGATTATTAGTGTGCCTGTGAATTTTGGTGGGTCGTAAGGGACTCGAACCCCTGACCAAGAAATTATGAGTTTCCTGCTCTAACCAACTGAGCTAACGACCCGTATTGTTTGGTCGTCGTGGAGATTTTCGAAAATCTCGTCTATCAGTCTTCGACCGATTGCTCTTCATCTGAGCTACACAACTGAACACCGAAGTACACTTACATTATCTGGTCCGGCGAATGGGGCTCGAACCCATACGCAATAAGCGGCGGATTTTAAGTCCGCTGGGTCTACCAATTCCCCCACCGCCGGAAATCCAGTTTCTAAAACTGGCATGTATACCATTCCATCATCGGGGCATATTTTGGTACCAACTGAGGGAATCGAACCCCCACCAAGGCGTTTGGAGTGCCCTGTGCTGCCATAACACTTAGCTGGTATTGTAATTTGGAAGAAGAAGTGGGATTCGAACCCACGAAACCAACGGTTAATTGGTCTGCTAGTTTTCAAGACTAGTGCAATAAGCCAGACTCTGCCATTCTTCCGTTGTTAATTTATGTGTTATGCCTCACGGGGCTTTCCACATAAAAACTGGTGCGGCCGGGGAGGATCGAACTCCCTTAAACTAGCTTGGAAGGCTAGCGCACACCCAATATACCACAGCCGCCTAAAATCTTCCAGATGCATATCAGATATCATCCGCTAAGAAATGCTCCCTAACGTCATCTGTGTTTGCTTACATTCATGCTAACTGGATAGCACATAGACCCGATTTTTGTGATTATCACATCACTTACAATCATAGGAGTGGAGTCTCTCCTACTATCCATTGATTAGATGGCTGTTCATGGTGTACCTCTGGAGGTACATTATCTGTTTTTGATACGATTCATTACCGCAGCCACTTCTGGCTTTTGTAGCAAAAAATTGAATTGTTCAGATGGATTATACCATTTCAATGTTTTCTTATCTTGAACATAATGATGTTGTGTTCTTACATTACTTATATTTCTTGTTAATTCTTTGAGTGTTGTCATGTTATCTCTAAAAGATTATTTATAGTTTGGTGCCCCCGACTGGATTCGAACCAGTAGTATGGCGCATTAGAAGTGCGCTGGGCGTCCCTCGCCCACCAGAGGCATAGCCATTATATAACTGGCGTAAATTTGGTAGCGGCCGTGGGTAACGATCCCACTCCCATCACGGGTTATGAGCCCGGAGTCCACCATTGAAAGCCGCATCAGAAACTTAGTAATACTCAATGTCAGTCTGCTTGGATTTGAACCAAGATCGCCGGATTCCAGATCCGCCATGCTACCAGATTGCACCACAAACTGACATTGAATACTACTTTAAATTGGTATCGCATACGAGACTCGGACTCGTTTCTATGGAGTGAAGTTCCATTGAATTACCCATATTCTAATGCGATGTGAATTTGGTGCCGGTGGAGATGGAGTGAACACTCGACTTCCAACTTACAAGGTTGGCACTCTACCACTGAGTTACACAGGCGTTGATATATGTATATAACGTCACTTTACCATACTACGTAATTTGGTGGATGTCCTTGGATTCGAACCAAGCTGCTCCTAAGAGCAAAGGGGTTACAGCCCTCTCCAGTCGCCAATGCCGGTCGACATCCATATCTTTTAAATACACTTAGGAGAACACTATGGGAATCGAACCCATGAATAATCGTTTTGCAGACGATTGCCTTACCATTCGGCCAAATGTTCTTCTAAATACACTTTATGTTAATCTTGATTAACATCCTCTTCGAAGATGTATTATTAAGTTGCCTTTACTTGACTCCGGTGGGTTATTCCGTTGGAGATCAAAGCAACTTAATAATTATCTGCATCTATCAGACCGCATTAGGTCATCCATTCCGCAGCTCCGACAGTATTCGATATTATAGAGGTTTGATATGCTGCCGTTGCTTCCCTCTTCACTACACAATCTATTCTACAGCAATTACATTTAATGTCAAGTGTAAAACAAAAAACCCTAAATCTTTCGACTAGGGCTTAGAAATCTATTACGTTTAAGCCCTACTTAACCAATACATACCTCATTATACTCTTTACAGAACAAACACACAATAGAGGATATGGTCGGAGTCTCATCCATATACCATTCAATACTATTTAATTGTGTTCTAAACGAGAGTTGCATTTTAATCTTTCTGTTGTTCATGTTCTATTTATTGACAAAAATCCAGAAATGTTGTGGTTATGGAAATATATTTTATCCAAGAAGCAATCCAGTAGTTGCTCTCAAATATGCATCAGTTAATTCTTTAGATGCATCAAATGATGTAATGATGTGAGCACGAGGAAAAGAGACATTTTTAATATCCGGATCGCTCACCAAATAAGGCATCAGACCTGCGGCACCTTGAGTATTCATGACTTGGATAACTCTCGGGCGATTAACAGTAATAGTATCAATATTTGATGATACAAATTCGCCTAGAATTTCTTCTGATGTGATAAGCTTGATTACTTTAATTTCACTCATACTGTTGTCCTCTTAGATGCTCGTTTCTGTGAACCAGTAACGATAGTATAACCAATCGGGAATTGATGCGTTTTTACACTATATGGTTTATTTTTAACTGTTCTGCTGGTCTCCCAGATAACCTTAGAACGAAGTGATTCTTTTGTATTTCTTTCTTCAGAAACTAAACTATTACGATATTCTTGAAATGTTTCTGATGTCTTTCTTGCTCTGGCTACCATATCTACTCCCATTTTAAAAAATCATTAACAACAAAATAATGTATCTCGTTTGTGGTAAACCAGATAATTACAAAACAAAACCAATCGGTAAATGTTCCTGGTACACCGACTACTTTATTCCAAATAAAACTATAGATTATAATATGGAATATTCCAAACATGACAGACAATATAAAATCCGATGGTTTCATTCGGCATACCTAGCACATGTCTTAGGAGTTTCGTGCCATTCTACAAATGACACTTTTGCTCCTATTTTCTCCATTTTATGTTCTACTATTTTATACATCCATTTAACAAGATTTTCGCTGGTTGGTACGAAGTCTACTATAAAATATCCTTCTAATACTTCATATTCAGGGGTATTATTTTGAATGTTATCCAAAACAACTTTTTCCCCAACCTTCATGGTTTTAGTATCATCAACCCATACGACTTCAAGACAAGTTGGGGCGTTATGGATATTCTCGACCAATGAAGTAAACATTGGGTCATTTTTATCTATAATAAATTTATGGTCGATTACTGTATCAATGAAATCTTTTAACCAACCCAACTCTTTGAAGTCTACTATCATCCCACGAGAATCTACGTTATTAGATTCAATATGAACTCTCACTAGTCCCTCATGACCGTGGAGATGTCTACATTTACATAAAGTATCTCCCTTAGCACAATATTCTTCATTTAGTTTTTGCGAATATACCCGATGCCCATAACAAAATGAAAATTCTTTACTTATTTCATATACCATTTATAATTCCTTATCATAACAAAAACCACATATTTAATGTCAAATTGTCGGTACCGAATTTAGAACTAATTTAGCGTACTTATCATGTTGGTCATTTTTGCTACCATTAAAACATCCAAGTGCTTTATTTAAGGATTTATTGTTCTTTATGCAATCAAATAAAATCTGAGACCCTATAGAAATATTTGTAACAGGGTCATATATATTTTTATTGTTCTGTTTGGCTAACTTATCCATGTGCCATTTTGGAATAACTTGCATAAATCCCATGGCACCCGAACCACTCATTGCATATTGTTTAAATCTGCTTTCTACCGTGATAACTCCAAGAATAAGTTCCACTGGTATTTCCTTATTAATGCTCTCGTTAATTATAGAATCGGTCAATGATTTGGCAGTACCAAGATCGATATTTTTATTAACAGAAAAAATATAATCAATAATTTTATCTTCTTTGCTTTCTGTATCTGGCACTGATTGGATATTTATAGATTTAATACCAACAAAAAACAACGAAATTATCAATGGTATTAGACATATTTTCATTATCAATGATTTAGCAACAAATCCTATTTTTGGTAGATATATAATGCTATGGATTTTAGTCATGTTATTCCCACAGTAAAAGAATATGTATTACGCTTCGATTATATCGCCTGCATCATTGAGTGTATACCAAACATCAGCACATATATCAACACCAGCCGTTGCCGATTTAACTATAACATTATCTCCCTGATAGAAACAAAGCACTATTGCGCTACCTAAAGCAGCTTTAGCTTTGCCATTCTTACCAGTAGCAATAGCTACAGAATGTTTACCTTTTACTGATGCAGCAGAATAATCCCCGGTATTAGCAGCAACAGAATAAGCCCCGGTATTAGTAGCAGCCGATTTATTCCCGGTATTAGCAGCAGCAGAATAAGCCCCGGTATTAGTAGCAGCAGATCGGAGACCTGTATTAGTAGCAGCAGAATACTCCCCTGTATTAGTAGCAGCAGAAAAATACCCTGTATTAGTAGCAGCAGAATACTCCCCTGTATTAGTAGCAGCAGATCGGATACCGGTATTAGTAGCAGCAGAAAAATACCCTGTATTAGTAGCAGCAGATCGGCTACCTGTATTAGTAGCAGCAGAATTATCCCCGGTATTAGTAGCAGCAGAATTATCCCCGGTATTAGTAGCAGCAGAATAATACCCTGTATTAGTAGCAGCCGAATTATTCCCGGTATTAGTAGCAGCAGATCGGCCACCGGTATTAGTAGCAGCAGAATGATCTCCGGTATTAGTAGCAGCAGAATAATTCCCGGTATTAGTAGCAGCAGAATAATACCCTGTATTAGTAGCAACAGATTGATAACCTGTATTAGTAGCAGCAGATCGGCTACCGGTATTAGTAGCAACAGATTGATAACCTGTATTAGTAGCAGCAGAATTATTCCCTGTATTAGTAGCAACAGAATAATCCCCGGTATTAGTAGCAGCAGATCGGAGACCTGTATTAGTAGCAGCAGATCGGTAACCGGTATTAGTTTCTGTATCAATTACATTATTCAGGATATACTCTGCACCATAATTACACAATTCGGCCAATGATAATTCTTTAACAATATCCAATATCGATGATGCGATTTTCGAATCATCTTTGTGCGTTTCAATATCGCCACTAGATTCAGTCAAACAGAAGCGCGAATTAGCAGGGGGATAATATGTAAATATATCGAGAGGATTTTCGCAAGCATGAAACCCAGAAGCGCAAGCTTCTACATTTCCTGTATGAGTGAATGTCTCGCCGATATTGAATTGAAAATCCCTACAAGAGAGATTTCGATTAAAGCCTTTAAAAGTTTTCATTTAGTTGCTCCTCAGTTGTTGTTCAATGATTTGAATTATACAGAGCAATAATTAAATGTCAACAGAAACCGAATCCATTTTTATGTTTCTTTACATCAGAATTTCTAGTACCAGAGAAAATTTCACCAATTGTATATGATTTATTTTCATCCAAAGTAACATCAATTCCTAATTTATCGACAAGAGCATATGCATGCTCATATTTCAATTCATCGAATTTAACAACATCAAAACATCTACCTGGGCGCAATAGGGCAGGGTCTATATCGTTAATTGTTGGTAGATTTGTTGAAAAAATGATTTTCTTTCCTTTCACTGTAACTAAACCATCCCCAATATTCAAGAAACGCGACATCATATCATTACCAGATGTTCTTGAACCGAGGAATAAGTCAGCATCTTCTATAACTAAAGTGGATATGTCCGAATCAATAAAATCGCTGAATAGAGAATCTCCGTTTAGGATTTTAGCATCATATGTAACAATAGCAGAGGATTGTGTACTGGCCAAGAATCCACGAATAAAGCTTGTTTTTCCTGTACCTGGTGGCCCAATCAATATAATAATGGATGCAGATGAATCAAGATAACGCTGATAATAAGAATCTAATGTATCTCCATTCAAAAATGGGTACATTTCATCAATTGGAGATAGCGCAGAATCCAATGGTATATTAATATAATTACCATCCCCATCATAAATCCAACGAATAGATACTCTAATTTCTTCGAATGACGATAAAACCTTTTCCTTCAGTTTAGCATTTATCTCAAATGTGGAATGAAAACGAAAATTTATTGTATTATGAGAAGAATCAATTTCAATGAGTGCATCACTCATATCGATTAACATATTATCGGTACCTGAACTGAAAGTTCTATACCCCAAATAATTATTTTTGATGAATTCGAGTGCCTTCTTAGAATTTCCTCTAACTATAACTTTTTCTGTAATGGTTGATTTCTGTATTTCCAAACGAGTTTTGATGAATGTTGCTAAGAACATATCCCTATAATCATTCGCACCCATTAAAATGTCATTGTTGTTGTTCATAATATAATCCCCAGCAGATGTGTCGAATTTGGTTGTCATGCGGTTCATTCCGGTTCGGTCTTTTCGTAATTTCGACATTGGTATATATTTCATATGTTTAGCCATTATGTTGACTCCATCAAAATTCGATATGTGGATCTCCTACTTGGAACACTTTCAGTCCAAGTTCTCTCCAAAGCCTAGCAACAGATGGACGATCATCAATTGCAAATATAACATTAAAGAAAGGGGCAACTTTTTCCCAAAATATTTCTTCTTTTACGATTGTATCTTTTCTCATGTCTCCTTCTTGCCGCATATGAAGTTCATGGAAATATACACCATTATCCGACAGCCAGGAGCATGTTTCTGACATACAACAAGCATCACGTCCTGAAAGAAGTACAATTTTACACTTAAACGTGGTATACATTGCTTCGATTATTTGTTTAACTGATTCATCGACAGTATCTTGTCCTACTTTTGACCACTCAAATGCGCCACGACCACCATTCATATGTGCAAGAGTACCATCAATATCTACGACAATACAATTTGGTTTAGTTGTATTAGGGATATAAGTTTTTCTCTCTATATACTTCAACCATTCCTGATATTGCTTTGCTATCACTGAATGACCGACACCATTTGCTCGTTTAGAATCTCGCTTCCATGCTTCTTCGAGAGAAACTGGAAAGGGCATTATTTCTACATGGTATCCAAGTTGTTTTAGTTTCAATTCAAGCGCATCCCGACGACCACCATTCAAATTTGTATCAGAAATAATAATATCATTCTTCAACATGGCATGTGATTCAATTGCAGCATCCACTATGATAGTGACTTCTTTTTCGCGTTTCCAGTTCCACTTATCCCACGAGAAAGTGTTACCATCTTTCTCCATAAGATATTTGCGGATATTATCACGGTTTACTTCTCCTCTACCAAGAAGGTCTTTTGATAGAAATTCATTGGCAAACATTGATTTACCAGATGCTGAAATACCTACAGTTATAATTGCTTTCATTTCTCAATCCGTCGAATTTATCAAAATTGAATTATACAGATCAACAATTAAATGTCAAATTATAAACCAAATGCATTTGTTAGAATGTAAAATGGCCATACATGCTCCCAAAGAAAATGTTCCAATGGGAAACTTATAGTAACACCAATCCAAAATTGCCAACTGGTTAGTAAACTGATACATGCTTTATAACATCCGACCAACTTACCTGATTGGTCGATATGAAAATGGGTCGGCTCTTTACACTGCATTCTCTTCCTTTGTCTATTAATTGATTTTTGAAATCTCATACTAGCATTTCTTTTATCCATTCTGCTCGTTTATTTACAGGGAACAAATTAAATTCGGCCATAACTGCGGTACCGTTCTTTTTAGCTTTGAACATTACACAAGACAGCCGAGAATCTTTAACTTTCAATGCAAATTCTTTTTGATTATCTATTCCTTTATATTCCTCATACAGAATAAAAAGTTCATTTTTCATGGCAGCAAATTGAATAAGAGCATCATTAAACTTTTCAGTATCCTCCGGGAATGTAGCTAAATATTCATCTACTTCACCCATTGCAACTAATTCGAATATAGAATTTTTAGTCAATCCATTACCACGCAACCGATGTGCAGCCAGATACACTGCATTCTTGATTTTTACCCGTTCACCGGTTTTCGTATTCCTGACAACATATCCTTCTTCAAGACCAGTCAATTCAGCTAACGCAATCATACAATCTTCTTTTGTGTTGAATTTATATTGTCGAACTTCACGCACATTCCACCCACATGCTTTCTTTTCAAATGTGGCAGCTGGAGCAACAACTTCTTCACCTGTCTTATTATTAACATAAGACAACGCGACTAGCCCATTTTCTTTATATGGAGTCACTATCCTATTATCAGGCCCCGTGGCTTCATATAAGCGAGTTACACCTCTATCCATACCAAAACAATCAAGTTGGAATTGATCTTCTGAACGACCCATAGCAGAAAGCATAAACTTACGGAATGTTCCGTGGAATTCGTTTGGTCCTTCCGCGAATGCTGTCCCACGAGTGCCAATTTCCCAACGATTAGTTGGTGGGCACCAGTATACAAACATAAGGGAACCATCTGCCTTTTCAAATGCTACAGAGTTTTCAAAATCAAATTCTGATACTCCATTTTCGCCCAAATTATAGAACCTATCGAATCCCTTACGAATAATAGTACCATCATACCCCATAAGAAGACCACGGCATTCATTTACTACTGGATGATTCTTTATGCATGTGATTTGGTTATAATCCAAAAGCCACATCTTATGTTCAGGGTAATCTTTCACATCAATACCCAACTGCTGCAATGCATCAATAAACGGGGTATGGATTGTTGAATCGGTACAATGATAAAACTTATATATCTTTTGTATTTCAAACATGTTTCACTCACAAAAAAGTATGTTCATTGAACGCCAAGCAGCAGATATATGCCGCATGAGCATAATATCCATTATGCTCATTATATGATACGAATTGCAGAGTACCATTAGATGTCTCGAAATTAACGAACATAGTATTTGCATTAACATAATGCTTGATGTCTTTTACATTTAAAAATTCATCTACTACCTTTATATCAATGAGATAATGTCCCTCAAATTCGCTAATATTGTCATTGGACATTAAATACCCAAAATCCTCACAACAACGCCGATTTTGGTCGATACCCATCCTAATAACTTGTCTATTTGTTACTATCTCATATCCGTCGTCTGTCTCACGGATTATCTCTATCATTTCTTTGCGCATAATATTCTCAACTGCAAAAGTTGTTTGATTCAATCAAAGCACAAGTATGAATGATTTCCAAATCGCTCATGTGGTCGAAATTTTGCAACAAAAATTCAGATTCGGCGACATTGAACAACTCCAGGACATTCATTGATGACAATTCTGTTACAATATCATTATAAACACTATTAGCATTCATCATAATCTCCTAAATATGTTGCAATCGTTTTCTTAAGAAGTCAATTATAAGTCTTTTCTGAGTAAAGTAAACTTATTTTTGATATTCTTTACGAAATAAGCACCAACAGAAGCCGCATTGAAAAACTCATTAGCCGTTTTCTCTGGTACGTTGATGAACGTGTATCGTTTACCATTATAAAAACGAACACCCAATCGACCACTATCAGCAAGATATCCGATAGACTTGATTGCTACTGAATTTACTGGAAGCATTTTGATACGCATTTTCTTCTCCTGTTTAATTATGTTTCGATGATTTGAATTATACAGAAGAAGAATTAAATGTCAAATTATACTTCCGGAGATAATTGTTCAGTAATTGCAAACCCACCAATAACTTCGGTATGAGTATCATCAAAAGCAATACGTTTACGATCATTCATTGATTTCTCGAATTCTTTTTTATCAATTGAATATTTTGTACGACAATCAAACAACACGTCCGGACGACCTACTCGAACAAACTCATGCAATCCACGACTTTCATTAACTTTGTGTTCCATTTTATTTCCTTTCATTATGTAATTAAAATACCATTGCGGTGGCGCATAATATCCACTGTAATATTAGTTTGGAAGACATGGATGCTTCTATTCTTATCTGCACAGGCAACACATCTTGGTGGTAAATTCTTCTGCGACCTGTGTGCTAATCTTACTGCACTAACTTCGTCTCCTGACCATATCTCTTCTAATGTAGAAGTATTGATATCGCCTAGTATAAGGCCTTCTTCTTTTCCAGTAAAACAAAACCCGCATTGGAGAACTGTACCAGAAGATTTAATAACAACTGAGGTGAAAGGTGTAGTACACATCTTACTTGACATTGATATTACGCTTCTACCCATCACTTCACTGAAACAATCTGATACATACCGCAATACAACATTAGGTTTCCTGCCAGCATTGATAGAGGCTAAGTTCAATTCCTCTACAAATTTCTTGGCATCAGAGATAGATGCAAGAAAATACTTTTCCGTGAATTCTGTGCGTAAAAGTTGCAAATAAATCATGGTGCTAGAAGGACAACTATTAACAAGTTCTCTAATATTATCTATTAGCCTATCGAATTTCATTGGTGGTCGTGAAAGCTCATACCCTTCTTTATTAAACACATCCATGGATACCGTTATGGAATCGAGTTTAGCTAATGTTGGTATTTTCTTCCTATCGACAAGATTGGTTGACAAACCAACCATAACTCCTGAGGATTTAATAATGTCAATGGCGGCCGCAAAATTCTTATGTAGAGTAGGCTCACCAGACATCATCAATTCGACATAAGGAGTATTCCGTAACCAATTATTATCTACTATCTTCTGGAGTAACGATAACGATATATCAGATTTGCCATTTGGTGTTATTTTACCGGTAGGACAACCTGGGCAAGATAACTGGCAATCTTCTGTCAATTCTATCTTGGAAATATATGGGACACTTTCCATGTCTCGCATAAATTCCATGACATTTGGATCTTTAAAATAATGGTCATTCATCTGATGTTATTATATTTGTAATTAATACGTCTGAATTAAAAAAAACATTTTCTAATCTATGTACCTGCTGGTTAATTATGTCTGTCGAATTATAAAAGGAAGCCATTTCAAATCTGATTCTGTTTATCAAATCCTCTTTATATACCAAATACAATTCCCATGACTCTGTCCATTCACTAGGATATTTAACCTCATCAGAATACATTTCTTGGTATGACAGCCTATCAGGCACAAGCGGAAATGCTCCAAGAACAGCCCCTTCATAACAACCGATACCAAGGGTTTCTTGCAGTGAGGCGCTGAATACGATTTTAGCCTTAGCTAACAATGTATGATATTCTGCCTTAGTTAATTTCGTGTCTTGGCATACTACAAATTCATATTCTGGTAAAGAATCTGCTAAATCTCTAAAAATAGCTACTTGTTTTTCTGGTGCTATTCTATGAGGAAAGACAATCAAATTCTCCTTAACAATATTGGTATATGGTTCTAGCATTTCATGCACATATTCCATTGGCCAACCAGTAACGATTATCTTTTCATCAAAGGAATCTATATCACGATTAAATAGCGCATTGAAAAACAAATTAGCATGGTAGTATGTTGCAAAATAACAATAATCTATGGCCCAATATAAAGATTTTTCAAAGTCTCTAACCCAATCTTTTGCCCCAATTATTCTACCTAAAAAATCATTCTCGTCCCAACTGCCAGCATGAAACAAAGCATGGATTTTCCATTGCATATCCATTAAATCGCTAACATATTTTATTTCAGTGATTATTGGATTCCACCCATCAGGAAATAGAAGAATATCATCACGTCCAACTTTACCTTGTTTGACCATTTCAAAGAATTTATTCGCCTGCTCGTTCTTCCATTGATTGGTCGAGATAAAATCTAAAAATGCACCTTCAGTCGTGGCACCGCTATTAGTATCTCCATCTATCTGTACAATATTATATCTGTCAGCACAAGAGTAATCCAATAAACCTGGGATATGTTTATGCCATTCTCCTGTATATCTTGTGTCTATTGGCTCAAGAGAAAAAATGATTATATTCTTCATATTGTTGATCTCATAATTGCGCCATTTTCGTCGTCCTCAGATACTTCTATTTCTATTTCTCTTGCGTGGCCATAATATGGGTCTCCATATTTCTTCATCGCATCATAGATATCAGAGCATATCATTTCACAGGATTTGTTGTTAACATCCTCCCCACTTTTAAATTTGCTCTCAAGATAATGCTTAACCATAAAAAACTCAAGTTCTCTATCATCGTGAAAAACATCTACAGTCACTTTACACTTGAAAATATGCCGATGCAAATTCCTAAGAAAGGATACTTCTTCTGGGGCATTTGGATATTTGTGAAACCCTTCAAACTCAAATCTAACGAATATTTGTTTCTTCATTCAAAAAAATCCTTCTAACGAATTTGCATTATCGACAATATCTTTATGCTTAAATGTATATCCAATAAGGGCTATCCCTTTAATAGGGTCTTTCATTGCTTCCTTTATTGCTTTGATGTTAGATACTATCGCCGCAGGGAACGATTCTTCTGCGATTTCATATACCCCACATGTAATCATATTATCAATTGCCTTTTTATAACGCAAGACAACTGCTAAATTATGAATAGCACCAAGCAAATAAAATTGTTTGGGATCATTCACGAATGCTGCTATATCTGTTACACCTTCGCATACCTTACAATCGCAAGGTAATTTGGCACCCGATGTCAATTTAGTATAGTCGAATTTGTTTGACATCCTGATAGCTTGAATACCTGTATAAGAAGCAAACAACATAAAGCCACCGTGTCCTAAGGTAATCTGGAATGATGAACTATCGCTCATTATCTGAACATCCCAACCCAATCTATTTGCTTCTAATTGCATCACCGCAAAATAGATAAATGCAATCTGTGAAGATACACCAAAAATATGATATGGTACGGTATATCCACGATTAAATTCACCATTATTTCCAAGATGAAGAAACGTTTGTATAATAGGAGTTATATTTCCTCGATGTCCACCATGCGCCCAACCATCAAGAGGGAAATGCTTCATACCATCATACCAAACTTCACTCCCCCCAATATTTGACGATGATACCACATTTAAAATTTGTGTTCCTTTTACGCTTCTATTATCAGAATAATATGTGGCGGATTTCCCAGATATTTCCAATCGTTCTTGTACATTACATCCAGGAGTAACTGGGTGGTCTAAAATAGGAAAAATATCACCGTTTTTCTCTGACCACTCCAATGCAATTTTGCTATTGTAATTTTTATGAGACACAACACCGGTCGCCAATTGATGTCCACCAGAATCTATAAACACTTTTGTGTCTTTGCTAATACGAAGTTCTTCCCTGATATTAGGACATTTCTTGAAATGATGCGCAGCAGATATCAAAAGATATGGGTGTTTATAATATGATTCTTCATTGGAGTTAAAAAACCTTGGTGAACATGGTCTATTTACACCACCAATAAGAATATCATCAGCATCGGTAAGATATCCGGTAGTTGTACAAGAAATTGCCGGGAAATAAATTGGAGGCTTCATTACATTGACCTCGCAATAGACATAAATTCTGCTCGGCATGCAGGATCTGTTTTAAATGACCCACCCAATTTATTTGTTATGGTTGAACTATTAGCATCTTCTATCCCACGAGAACGAACGCAGTAATGGACAGCATCCAAATATACAGCTATATCTTCTGTGCCGAGAAGATATGAAAGAGTGTACCAAATCTGATTAGTTAATCTTTCTTGAACTTGTGGTCTACGAGAGAAAAAGTCCACTATACGATTTAATTTACTAAGACCAATAACTTTTTTGTTTGGAATATATGCAACACATGCAGAACCATCTATTGTGATTAGATGATGTTCACAGGAACTCATTGATTTTATGTTCTTTTCTACGACCATACCAGCATCCATTTTATTTTCGATGGTAGTTATTTTAGGGAAATTGTTATAATTGAGTCCACGATATATCTCATTCACGTACATTTTCGCCACTCTATTTGGAGTATCACTCAAAGAATCATCAGACAAGTCCAATTCTAAAACGCCCATAATCTTACTAATATGATGTGTTATTTGTCCTATTTTATAATCATCATCAACAGGATATGTCGATTTTTTATCCATAGGTGTTTCTATTCCTAAAGATATCAAATAATTATGTATTTTTTTGCCCAATTCTTTATCTGTTTTCATGTGGTTCCTTTATGTAATATGATAATTATACTGGTAGGAATACCACCAGTCAAATACCCTACGTAAATGCTTTTATTAAACTCAACGTCTGTGATTTTGCGTCTGCCAATGCAGTATGATTGCCGTCTTGTGTCTTTCTGATTTTATCATTGCGGATGCCAAGCAAAGTGAAAATAGTACGGGAATCCATTTCTTGCCAATATGGTGTTGGCCATGCAATATCACACGATTTGCATGACGATTTGATAATTGGGAAGTCAAATGATAATCCCTGGCACCAAAGCAATTGCTTTTTATCTTTACCAACGAAATCAATCAATCTATTAATGGCAACCTCTAATGGTTGTGGGTCTATCTTCCATGCGTCTCTTGCTTCTTTTGGTTGAGTTTTCCACCATTCAACCGTATCCTTATCGACATGTAATCCTCTCGATACTGATGATTTCGGGTCAATGTTGACAAGGAATTCATCGCCTAGACCATTTTCAAATGTGAACTTAACAGCACCGATTGATAGAATAGCCGCATTGGGTGCAGTCGAAATGGTCTCTATATCAATCATTATATGTTGCCTATTGAATATCGCCAAATCATTACTCACAGATTCTTCTCCCTTGTAGTATTGCCTCATGTAAAGAAGGATATGAACCAATGAATTTATATGTATTATTGTAATACATATATACCTCCCAAAGACACAGACCAACATTATAACAAATCTCAAATTCATCACAGTACACTTGTGTACCATTAACAGAATTGAGTATTTTAAGGTGACTTTTCTTCGGCAACTGCGTATATGCAAATATTTTATCGCCGTGGTATAACAACTCAAGATCATTGAGAGAATTAACGTTTTTAGGTAATACCCCTTCCCATAGATAGAATCCTGCTGGGACTTTTGGTAGCAGTCTCTCCCAAGTGAGATTTTCTAATCTAAACATTCCACCATCTGTCATTGTCACATGACTAGGAGCAGTTTGTTTTTCAGCGACAATAAGCCGCCTAGATACATCAGATACCAAAGGAGAAAATAATTCGTCCCCAGGGAATAATGGGTTATCATTCAAAACATTAACCGCGAATGCATACACCGTCTCATCAATATGGAAAAAGTTGCCGATATCAGTAACTTTTTCTTGCCAAACATCTAATGCCTCTTTGCGCCAGCGGCATAACCGTGATATTGGCACATTTTTCTCTTTAGCCATCGCACATATACGGGCAAATTCGGTATGCAATAAAAGCATTTTCTCAATATTCATTATAATCTCCTAGTTTTATTTTCATACTTATATAATTGTTTCTGTGTACTATACCAATCTGTATGCAAAATACCATATCCACCTACACCGAGCCACTGAGAAATATTAATTTCCATATCATCAATCAACAAATCGTCTTCATGTCTCTGGTGATATTGTTTATGTTGAGCATGTGGCCCGAAATTTACTCTGATGTTTGGGTGTATATTCTTTCTAGCCCATTCGATTTTATGTTGCGCCGCAAGTGGAATGATTCCACTTTTTGGTAACGCTGTTAAAATTTGTACTTGGTTAATATCTTGCGTAATATTAACACATGCATCATATAATTCCAACGCACCACACATGAGGGGCAATTCAAGAAATAAATTTTGGCAATTATCGAATGCCCCCCATCCAGGTTTATTAATTTCAGCCTTCCAATCACTAAATTCATTATTGGCCCAACCTTCGAAGTCTGCCAGGACGCCATCCATATCTAGGTAGATAACAGACTTCATGTCAATTCCAATATTTCATGTTTTACTAAATTATTTTGTTCTCTATATTCTCCTTGATATCCAACCGGATTCATATACATGCGACACTCACCAAACATTTCGTCATTATCGACATGAGAATGTCCACACACCCATAATTTAATCTGTGGATTATCCAAAATCAATTCAGATAAATCACTAACATAATACGAAGTAGTATTGTCATTTGCATATAGTGGGTCTCCCAAAAATCTCAATGGAATATGATGTGTCACAACCACTATCTTCTTATTCGGATTCTGTTCTGACACTAATCGAATATAGTCACGGTGTCTACAATGAATTGATACCCATTTAATACTTGTGAATCTTTCCCATGCGCCATTTGCTCCAGTAGAATACGCAATTTTACCATCATAATTCATAAATTGAGGCATATTATGCATAGACAGTGGATCAGATTTATACATATCAGTCCAAAGGGTCGCACCAATAAATAACACATCATCAATTTCCACAGTATCACAATCTAATACTTGGACATTAAAAATACACATATCTTGGAGGAGACCATTGCATTTGTCAGCTCCGTTTAAAATAGATAGATCGCCTTGAGGCCAATAGTCGTGGTTTCCAAGGACTATTAATACTTGTTTAAATCTATTGCTCATTTCTTGAATCCACGAGAAGCCAGCGAATTCTATGAACTTAGTACCAATCCAAAGGTCTCCTGCAAGGATAAGAATAGTATCCTTTTCATCAGGAAGGATTTCTGGATACCAAAAATTTGGCCGAATCATTTCTCCTAGGTTTATCTTTCTTGTTTGGGTGAACGCATATGCATAATGATCCAAATGCATATCAGAATATGCTCTAATCTTCATCAGTCTTGCCTCAATCTTCTTGATAAACATAAAAATCACCATCATGCACGCTGTCTTTTCTCAGCCCACATTTCTGGCATATAAATTCCCCACGTTGCATCTTCTCAATGTGGGTCACCATGCCGAGGCACAGATACTGCAAATCTTCGTAATGCGTGTCCCCCACCCATGCACAAACTCGTTCACGTTCGCAAAGCTATAATCAGCTGGCATCGTTACGCCTTCTCGCGTTTCGGTCAGCGTCTTGCCTGTTTCTGTCAGTGTGTAACTCATGTGTGTTATAACCTTTCGCTCAAGCAGGACGCGCCTGAAGCGTGATATGTTTTCTCAACAATCATTTATGCGCCCGCTCAACTCCACGTTGTGAGTCACTGAATTTGCTCAGTCCTACCTCCATTCAAAAACACTTCTCCGTAAGCGCCAATCGAAACAGAATCATTGCTACGCTGCCCTAATGCTTTCTTAATGGCAATCTCAGCGTTTCTTTGATAAGTATCAAGTTCACCTTGGAGTGCCGCTAATTTCGTTTTCCATTCGCGTTCAATATCTTTAAAACGGTCACTGGAAGGTGGAGAGTAAAACGCCATCCCGTAATGTTCATGCCCTATCTTTACGCTTTCTGCAAGCGCGGTTAGCTGTTCGCTTGAAATCACAAGCTCACATTCGTAAGCACCGTCCGATAAACATTCTTCCCAATAGTCTAATTCTGTCATCATTCCCTCCGTAGTCCGTGCCGCACAACCTATCATTCAAGCTCAATTTGAACGTTAGCCGCCCGTGAGCGCAAATCTTCTTGCTCAACATAAAAATCACCAAAATCGTCATCACTAATATGTTCAATTGGATCCTTGTCGCAGTAATCGTCGTAATCGTATTGGTCAATCATATCATGTTCTCCTTGTTTTAATCAGATAAGTTGAATTATACTGAAGAAAAATTAAATGTCAACTAAAATCTAACCCATCGAAATTTCTACCGATATCAATAGAACTAGTGTCTTTATCTGTAGTACCTGCATCATATAACTGTCCCTGTTGCGCTTCTTCAACATTATATAATTTAAATTTTTTAATCTCTATACCGATTAGGAATTTTTTAAAATAATTCGGATCATTATACCTAGACTTTAATTGTTTTATCATGAGTTGGCCCATACCATCCAACTCTTCTGTTCTGATAAGACCAAATAGAAAATCTAATGTTGCAGGCAAACCAAAACTTTCTGATGTTGCGGTCATATCGAAATCCGAATCCCCGAATCCACCGCGTGTTACTTGTGTAGCAGTGAAGCCGACACAGTTGTATTCTACCATCAGACCACGCAATTCTTCAGCGATCGATTTGACGTATTGATATGAATTAACCCCACCACTCATTTTCAATTTTTGTGAGGCACAAATATTAACATAATCTACACATATAACATCAGGGGTAAAATTTTGTTTTATTTTCAACTCTTCCAATAATGCTCTGAAATGACCAACATGGGCGCCTGCTGTGGGATATTCTTTGATTACCAATTTACCATGAGTTTTTGCTTCAATGCTCTTTATACCATCAATAAAATCGCCCTTATTCAATTTGAATAGTTGATCTATTTCACAATCAAGTAAATTACAATCTATTCGTTCTGCAATCTTCTCTTCTGCCATTTCCAAGGTTATATAAAGAACGTTAAATCCTTGATATAGGGAACTGGCAGCGTAATCACAAAGAAAAAGAGATTTGCCGACATTGACCCCAGCCAAAACACAATTAAGTGTTTTTCTGGGTATACCACCTTTTGTTATTTTATTGAAATAAGTTAGCCTAAAGGGTATTCTATCTTCTTTCAAATGATAAAAATCATGCCTCGATTCAGCATCGTCGAAGAAACTATGGCCAACAGATTTATCAAATGAGACAGATAATGCTTCTTGAAGAATAGATGGTATTGCTTCTTTATTGAGTTTATCGTCTTTCCCCTCGATGATATTAATCGCTTGCATTATCGAATTGTAAACTGCTTTATCTTTGCAAAATTTCTCTGTTCGTTCAATCAACCAATCGTTGTTTTCTTCCTTACCAGTCAATCCATCGACATATTCCTTTGCTTCCTCATATTCATCTTGAGAAAATCCAGTATATTCTTTACACATCAAATTGAGAATTTTTTGATTTGGTGATTTATTATGTTTATCACCAAACGCTTTGATGAATTTCAATAATACCTTTTCTACTCTACTATCAAAATATTCTTCGTGTAGATGTGGAACTACAGCACGAAAGTAAACTTCCGAGTGAAGTAAATTCTCCATAATAATGCGTTCTACTTTCAATCAGCACTCCCTGAGATATCAACATTTAATACTGTCCCATGAAAACTCACATCCAAACCAGACTGTATAACGATAGTATCTTTATTGTTTAGACCCATCAACTCCTCCAGAATAAACAACTTCATTGTTTGCAAGTTGGTCATCTATAATAGAGAGTAATATATCACCAGTCAATTTTTCGAAACCTGCCATATTATTTGATGGGTCTCCTTTAAGGACATCAAATTCAAATTTCATGTGCGCTTCGTCTGTATTAGATTCCTCAAATGCAACACTACCATATACAAACTCGATATCAATAAACTCCCCTTTGATTATTTTAATAGTTTGAAATCCTTTAATTTCGTTTGGTAGTATTTCTACCCATTCATTTAACTTAATCATGGTTTTCCTATATTTGTGTTTATGGTTGTAGTTATGTTTCTTTTGTGATTGCTAAATTCTAATCATTTTCATTATCTGGTTGAATTTGATGTACAGCTAATTTATATTTGTCTTTAACAAAATCATAGAATTTTTGGTCTTTCAAAATAGATGACCAAAATTCTCTATTATGAGTATCAGCTTCTCGAAATTTATCTACCGAGATTTCACCAGTATCTGTGTCAACCTTAGCATACCACCCATTGCTTGGTTTTTTGACGTGTCCAGATTCCAAAGCGAGATCAAGAAGACCCGAATATTTGTCAATTCCACCATCGAACCTAACCTGAAATACCAATTTACTTTTCTCTTTAACAAATCTCGACTTCTCTACATTTATAGTGAAATTATATCCAACAATATCCTTATCCTCTTTCTCTTGAGAACGGCCAATAATCCAAACGTTATTACTCGAATACATTATACCAGTACCACCACTAACTACTTGTTTGCTATACATTTCCTGAGTTTCATATGTGTGGTTAACTGCAATACAAGGAATATCCTTTAGAGTGAGATGAGGAGTGATAATTCTAAAAAGACTTTTCAGTGTTTTTGCTCGTGTCATATCCCCAACACTTTTACCATCGGCAGCATCTTCTACTTCTTTTTTACTCGCTAAGTTGCCAATAGAATCAATAAAAATAATAACTTTATCGGATTTTTTTATCTCATCAAGTTTTTTGACAATATCAAATTTAAGTTGTTCGATATGTTCTATCGGAAGGTGCACCACTCTGGTTGTGTCTATACCATGAGCAGCAAGATATTCGGGAGTAATACCGAATTCAGAATCATAGAACAGGCAAATTGCCTCTGGGAATTTGTTCATGTATGCTTTAATAGCCACGAGACCTAGATTAGATTTGAAGTGTTTAGATGGGCCAGCAATACAAGTAAGTCCAGATACAAGCCCACCATCGAGTGTACCTGTGAATGCTACATTGATAATCGGTATTAGTGTTTGTACTATTGCTTTTGGTACAAAGAAACTAGATTCCGCAATGGTTTCTGCTTTAATAGAACCAGCAGCTTTTAATTTGTCTAATAAGCTCATTATAATCCTTAGTGTATTGTTGGTTTTGGTTCGACTATTGCTTTTGGTTTATCTTCTACTTTATGGTCGTTTATCCAATTATCTAAATCGATTTCCTCTTCGATTTTTCCTTCTGTAGATATAACGAATGCTATATTATTAAGCATACCTGGAAATAGAATGTGAACAGCCTGAATAGACATTGCGATAGCATAATCTTTATCTTCTTCGCATATACCAGTGATAACACAAAATGTTTTATCATATGTGCCTTTGTTATTTTCTTTACCACCATCAAGGAATACTACTAGGCCAACATTATAAAATTCATCATCGATTAACGCCAGTTCAATGGTCACACCACATACGCTTTGTGGCTCCCATGCTTTGATTGTTTTTGACATATTTACTCCTATTTTATTCCGGTTGATTTGTACATGGTATCCGTGCCATATTTTATTTATTAGTTTTCTTCTAGTGTATCATTGTTTTGGTCATTAGAAAAATCCTTCTAATGTGCTAACTTCACGTAATTTCCACCCAGCGGCATCTGTTAATGCCTTCAATGGAGATTCAAATGTTTTGAAAAATTGAGTATCATAATCAACGTATTTCTCTAACTTTAATTCCTTAGGTATTGTTTGTCCAACTGGGAAACCAAATATATTTTCTCTAATGGGATTTGGTAATTTCATGTAAAGAAATTTTATTCTATCACCATTCTGTATTTGAGGGCACCCAATAAGTTTCTTAGTATGTTCATTATATAAAAACGCTGCTCTAACATTAATAGGAGCACCCTTTTTGAGTTTACCGTTTTCAACATATTTGTCTATATCGCTTATGCCTCTTGGAAATGCTATAACATCGGGCGGTTGCTCTTTAAACTCTAATTCTATCTTCTTAAAATTCTCCCTAAATTCTTCTTCTGATGTCTCAAATATCATCTGTAGACTATCTTTCAATTTCTTTCTACACCATTGAGGGGTTGATGATCTTACTATCTCTAATCCCATAGCCTTTATTTTGGGTGGGTTATACGCAATTCCTTCTGAATTATGAACGTACATTGCATATTTCTTTTTTGCGATGAAAATAGCCTTTGATGCAATTGCTTCCCTTTTACTATTCATCACTTTAGTCTTACAATTCATTTGATTAAAAATTGTATCAACAGAGTCATTTATTATTGGTTGAGCCACATCTTCACCGAACTTATCGAGGAATTTAACAATCTCGTCTCTTGTTTTTCCAGGCATGAATTTGTCTACAATTGGCTGGCAATCAATAAGAAGACTATCAGTGTCACCATATAGCACATAATCGGTATTCACTGTTTTCATGATCTTATTAATCTTTATATTGAACGTCTTAGCAAGGTGCAAATCTGACAATTGTCCTGTCAATGTAATTGCTTCAGCTATACGATATTCGTAGAACATGAAACCTTCGTTTCCGATTGCACCATAGACAGAATTAGCTGCCACCTTTAATGCTTTCTGTTTAGCATCAAGTGAAGATATTTTAGGAAGCAATGCTTTATTACCAGACATTGCAAATTCTTTTTCCAAATTAATCATTTCTTTTTTTGCTATTTTTCTGCTACTCATACAGATATTAACTAGTTCAGCCAAGAAACCAAATTTATCTTTCCGATATAAAGAACCGTTTGCTGCAATGGAAAAATCGTTTTTTCTTGCATGTCCGCCAGCCAACATACCATCTGTAGTAATATTCAAAAAATCGGCAACTTTGACATCAAATTCGGCTGGTACAAATGTCTCAGGGGAGATATTCCATTGGAAAATTATGTTTGGATACAAAGCATTGAAGTCGAAGGACATAGTCCAACCATGCATACCTACAATAGGAGTTTTAACCCATGCTCCTTCTACTTCACCGACCATACCATTGCGTCTTGGTGGTATTGGTATCTTCTTAGAATGCAAATGGTTAAATATGAATACTTCCCATGGTACTACTGTTTTGTAAACATCATTTAGATTACACTTATACATAAATGCAATAGTGAACATCAATTCGATTAGTTTCAGTTTTTCGTCTAGTTTCTTTACAAGAATAGTATCAATTGCAGAATATTGGACAAATTTCTGAAAAAAATTGTTGTAATTATCGCGGAATGACAGCCCCGGAAGTTCAGATTTTGTTTTCCCAAGTTCTTCCTGAGCAATAAAACCAAGAGCATATGATTCTTTTTTGTTATAAGACCCAAATTTTCTATAACACTCAAGTAAATCAAGAGTTATCAGCCCATATACTTCATATGTCTGAACCGTTTTTCCTCTAATAAGAAGAGGCTTTTCTCTAATATAATTGAATGGAGAGAGCTTCTTTGCCATGTTTTCATCGAACAACCGAATAATCCGATTGATGATATATGGTATGTCAAATTGGTCTATGTTCCACCCTGTAACAATGTCTGGTTTAGACGATTGAATAAAACAAATAAAATGTTTTAGAAGTTCCTTTTCAGAAGTGAATTCTATATACTGGAAATCATCTTCTTTTTGATTCTCGTATGGCTTCAATCCAAGAACAACAGTTTTATTTGTTTTGGATGAATGATAAGAAATCAATACTATTGGAGTCGATGCAGATTGAATATCAGGAAATGATTCATCGTCTCCTTCTTCCCCATCAGAAACGACCTCAATATCCAATGTTAAAATATTGACCTTTGATATGTCATATTCGACTTCTTTTGGGAATTCCTGATTGATATATGCATATTCGAATTTCTGAAATCCATGTACTTCGATGCCTTGCACATCTTCATATGTTTTTATGAATTCTTTTGCTTCTTTTATATCACCAAAAACAACAGGATCCAATGGGATATTATCATAAAGAGAATTCCATTCAGATGATGGGGTTTTGCTTGGAACGAAAAGAGTAGGGGAGAATTCGCGTTTTTCGCATATCTGTTTCTCACCCTCATATCCTCGGTATAAGATAGAGTTGCCTAAGACTTTACTATATATGTAAAAATTGCTCATGATTACCTCGTATTTGTCATATATTGTAAATCGTATCTATTGTGTATTCAAATCCTCTTTATTAGGATTAGAAATTTCTAATTCGATGTCTGGTTCGCGTGAAGATGTCGTTTTTCCTTGTCTATCACCCCAGATCAAATCCCAACCAGAAGAATATTCATCTGTATTATGTTTTGATTTAATATCATCTCCGGTTATGTCGTTTTTACTCACCATATCCTTATCCTTGTTCTGTAAATCTTAAAGATGCATCATTTGAAATTATATCCATTTTAATCTCGATTATAGTGGGTCTTTAAGTTGATCTTCATTTTTCCTAGCCAACAAAAATAATATGCAACACATAGCATGTGCAAGATGATTAAATCCAGTTTCTGGGTCTGATGTTTGCCCATTTTGCCATGCAAATAAATGTCGCATAGCTGCATTGTAATATCGTACTTTATGGTCTTCTACAAACTTCCAATTATTCTTGGCGTATTTCTTAGACCCATACATCATTACCTGAATTACTTCCTCCATCGCCTCTATTGGCATCAAATCCCATTCAATTTTACCGGTATCGAATTTCATGCCAATTTTAGCAGTTTCATTATTACAAGAACCTTCTTTATGGGGTTGTGTGTTTGGCATAATTATCCCTATGGATTCACAGTACAAAAAATCATCGTAAGTTAGACCAAATGTCATTTCAACTCACCGATAGTATTAGCTACAAATTTATCTTCGCGTAGCCCATGAAATCTAGGAAGAAACAAACTACTCATACCGGTCTTTTTATCTGTTATAAGTTGGTTGTAAATTACCTCAATCACTCTACCAATCATTTTAACATCCCAGAATTCTTTACGCAATGCATCGGACATCCCAGCAACATTCACTTGAAGTTTACCATCTGAGGTTTCGCATTCGAATGCACCAAGCATCCCAACAAATTTACCTGTACCTTCTTTCAATCCGACAATCTTCAAATCGGCTACTTCTTCTGCTTTCATTTTACCTATATCTTTACTGCGTTTTGGTACCCAAAAAGAATTTGTGTTCTTAATCATAGCACCTTCTTCACAGGCAGCCAAACACTGTTCGAAAAATGATGTTGCTTCTAATTCATTATTAACTATAGATGTTTGTAAAACCCAAATATTGCTATTTTTCGAATCTGCCATTTTAGTCAGCCGTTCTATCCGTTTGTTATATGGAATAGTGGAAGTAAAATCGACAATATCCCATGATGCAAACACCAGCATTTTTGCTTCATCTTCTGAAATAGTACCTTTGATCGCCTTGTTTATAATACCATTGCCAGTTTTCCTATCAAGAACTTTACCATCTTTAACTGCGATCAACTCGCCATCCAAGGTCTCGCCTTCATTTACCATTTTTCGCAAAGCATAATCGAATACACCACGCAAAACAATTTCCTTACCGCTTCGAGAGAATGCAACAGCTTTACCAGCCTGTAAACTCATATGACAACGAGCGCCATCCGATTTTATTTGGGCAAATGCAGGATATTTGATACCTGAAATGTCTTTATGAGCAAGCATAACATCGAATGTTGGTACAAGACCTGGCCAAACCCGCGATGCCAAGGTATCTGATGTCCCACATCGGAGGTCACGTTCAATAATACGTTCTATAACGGTAGCATCATCTTGATGTAACTGATTTAAAATGTTGGTGAGATATTGTATACCGGCATTACCAGTAAGTTCTCTTGATGATAATACAGACAAAGATGTTATCGCTTGTGATAACAGAACCGTCGATGGTAGTCCTTTAGGAATATTATTGGGGATTTTCTTAATGTAATAAGAAATCATCGGATTATATGCTGCTTGGAACACCTGTTTCAATGTAGCATTATTCTTTTCGTTTCCCAAGATTGCGACTTTTTCCGTGATAGAGGATGTGGCGCCCAATTCCCCCAATATAGACAATATAGTTTTACTCATTACAATCTCCAATTATACCATAATCAACCGCTTCAAAGTCAACTATTAATCGTTGTTGAAATTACATCAGGGAATCGACAAAAGCATCAAGTAAATAGCCTGATTCTTGTGCTTCAGTTAAAGTTGAACCATTGCAGATGATACGATCACCACCACAGTTTTCAATAATAAATTGAGCATATTGGTTATCGTATACTCCATTTGCGACATCGTTTTCAATAAGTTCTCTTGTTGTCATGTTTTGCTCCTGATTAATCGATATCGTTATTATACAGGGAGCAAATTAAAAGTCAAATTAATGCAACTTTATCACAAATACCATATTTAAGTGCTTCTTCTGCGTTCAAGAAAACATCTTCTGGTGGGAGCAAATATTTCTTGACATCGGCAGCCTTCAATCCAGTACGTTTTACATAATGATTCAATTGTCTTTCGAAAGTGAAACCAAATTCTTTTTGTATTGCTACAAGTTCATGATGTTTACCAGATGACCCATAATGATATTGATGACTTAGAATACATGTATTAGGAGTAAGAATCCGTTCTCCTTTTGTACCTGCTAAAAATATCATAAGTCCTGCACTGCATATTTGACCAAGCCCAATAGTCCTAATAGGTATAATCGAACTATTCATGCAATCTATAATGGAAAATGCAGATGTCAAAGAGCCACCTTCGCTATTGATAATAAGATTCATCATCTGTGGTTTATTCTGCCCAAAATTACAAGCCAATATCCACCTACAAATATCTTCAGCATTTTCGTCGTTCACTTCGCCAAATAATAGTTCTATACTTAAAGTGGGAGAATCATCAAACCCTTTTTCTTTTTCTTTTTCTAGTCTAGTCATGTTATTACTTTCGGTGGATGTTTTTTGATTAATTCCATAAGTGGTCGAATCCATTTTTTGGGGTCTTCCTCAAATACTTGAACTTTATTTTCCCAGTCCAATGCTATGATTATTACTAATTTATTAGTTGTGATTTTGTATCTCTCGGCTAACATAACGGTATAAATTGTAGTCTGAAGAAAGTAATTTGTTATATCTGCTTTATTTTTCCGATCTTTGGATGTCTTAAAATCTATTGTGGAAATAACACCATCGTAGTCAGCACATAAGTCTATGGAACCACCAAGCTTCAATATATCAGAATATAATGGATATTCTATACATCGTATATTATCTACATGACCATCTAAATGGGATTTAAACGGTAAGAATAAGCTCTTATCTAGCATATTCAATGTTGAAATATCAACTTCGGTATTGTTTAAGTACCGTTCTACATTTTCGTGTAGCCTAGTGCCTCTTTCAGCGGCTCTAGTTGATATCTTTGTTGCCTCTTTTTCTCCTACTCTTGCATACCATTCTTTTAACCATGTATCATCCGATATTCTACCAAGCCATGTAGTAACGCTTTCGTACTGATATCCTTCAGGGGTTAGATATCTCCTACCAGTATCATAATCCAAACGATCAATGTTTAATCTTGGTAATGGATTATGGGTAAACATTATTTGACGTGTACTATACTTGATGTTTTGTCCATTTGTGATCCTGGCGTGCTTTGATGTATTTGATTCATCTTCTCAGAAAATTTACTGTTGTTTAATTTTTTGAATGCCCTTGATGTCTCGCTTACATGGCTAACTGATAAATTGGTGTGTACTATAGTCTGTTTAACTGTATCACACATACAATGTGGGCATGGAATATCCTCGGGTGTTTTCCTATTTGCTATAGTATGGAATGCCTCCCATACCTTTTCGCATGAACTACAAAAATAATCATAAGTCGGCACTGTTAACCTCCATATTAAAATGTCTAACAAAAACACCATTAGCAGACAACCAAGCAGGCCCGGCTTGTGTACCATAATTATTCGAGAAATAAACGCTTTTGATGCCTGCACCAATAATTATTTTTGCACAATTTATACATGGCGAGTGGGTCAAGAAAATAGAACCACCATATGTAGATACTCCTTGGCGCATTAATTTCGAAAAAAGATTCTCCTCAGCATGAGAGGTTTCGTCTTTTGTTACTAATCTATACCTACCATGTTCGTCTTCATATGGCAATAACCGAATAAAATCATAGTGGTCTAATGTCGATTTAGCGAATTTATCATATATCTTATGTTCGCATTCATTTGATCCATCTGGAGGTAATCCATTTATACCAGTAGACATCACTCCATCTTCTGATACGAAGACAGCTCCCACCTTCAGACGGATGGCATGAGATTCTTCTGATATACGTTGAGCAATATCCAGATACATTTTTATCCATTTACTTTTCAATGAATGCTCCCAATACCCAATGAGGATATGTTTTTTCTGATGGTTTTTCTGTTATATATATTGATTGTGGCGGATAGAGATATGTAATACATTTCATTTTATCTCTAATAATACATTTCTCATTATCAGATATATTACTAAGAAAAAGAAATCCATCTAACCACACCAAAAAGTCTTCAGGTGACATGTTAGCTAACATACACAGGGAAACAACTTTTGACCAATTCTGCGGTGATCGAAGGGAACAATTCTACCAAAGATTTGTCTTTAGCAGAACACAAAATTTCAGCATCTTTCAATGGGCAATTAATCAACACCTCATAAAATAATTGTTCTTTTTTAAATTTCTTCAAATCACTTTGAAATGTACAGTGTTGAAGTCTACTAATACCAGCACCCAACAATCCTTGAAAATCTGGATGAGTATGTGAATCCATATCTTTTACATCCATAGGAGGCATCCCTTCCGGAACGTCCAACTTAATATCATCTCGGAAATTCAAAGACAGCAGATAGTTTAATGGGGACTTTGCCCCATACTCTTTTAACAATTCTTGCTTCTTGAATACATTCTGCTCGGCCTCGATTTCTGCCAATTGTTCAAACGCATGAATCTTTCTTAACGTTGCCATTTTATCTCCTTAAAAGTCTTGCGATGATGCCATAAGAAGTTTCATCCTATGAGCATTTAGATAATTAAATACTGTTTGTTTATTTCCACAAATTTTATAATCGATATATTCTTTTAATATTTTATCTGAGATTTTTTGTGGTATCAAAGATAAATCTATTAATTTCTCATTCCGCTTATAATTTCGCTGTTCTTCTTCATTTGCACATGCACCATAACCTAGGGACAAAAAACTAAGCATTCTTGATTTCTTGAATGCATTTGCTCTTGTCTTCACATTATTAGCTCGATCGATGGCCCACCAATCACCAGTCATTATATTCGGTACATTATCCCCATCATCACCCGAGCAGATATGTTCTATCAGATAATGATTTGGATTGATGCAGTTTACCATTGACTTCTTGACATTATTCCATTGTTGAACGTTTTTGTATTTCAATAATTGAGCAAAGTCACCATCAGTAGATGCAATAATTATCTTCTCTGATTCTTCGATCAATCCATTAATAACCAAATCATTCGTATCAAAATATTTTATCAAAGTAGCAATAATATCATCGGCCTCAGCACCTTCTACTTCGAGAAGAGTATATGGGAAACTTTCTTTCATTTCCGCTTTGATATCATTGATGCACTCATATACCATTTTCCAATCTAGGAAACCGGTATCTTTTCTATGTTTGCGATGCCCTTTATATGCAGGAAATTCGTCTTTTCTCCAATACCACCTAGAATCACAACAAAGAATCAATTGGCCTGAAAACCTCTTTTTCAGTGCTAAAAGCTGATTCAATGTTATATGTCTGATGAAATCTTTAGCGTCCCCACCTTTAAGTTCATCTGCATGGACTGCTACTGATGAAATTATTAGCTGGGAGAAATCTACTAAGATTTTCACTTGAATTTTGCCTTGTATTGGGCGAGAACTTCATCTGCAATATCCACTGAATCTTTAACATCTGAAGCATGTTTACATTCCCGACTACGCATTCCAGCAATTAGCCCCTGCATCCATACATTCTCATCAGACAGCTTGGCAGGGATATCTCCACATGTGGGGTTTTGTGTGGCCTGTTGATTTAATAATGCTGCCTTTTTAGCTGCTTTATTTGCCTCAATGGTCGCTTGTGCTTTTGCTCTTGTTTCTGCATTAAATGCCATATTAACTTCTCCTTTTTAGAAACACTTCACGATAATAGTATCTTCGTTTAATCTACCGACTGCTGAACTTTCGGTACCTTTTATTTCATTGTATATCTTAGTGATTGGTCTACTGGTCATACTTTGAATACCATCCAATTGTGAATCAGGTTTTCTGATAATTTTACCTCCTGATTTTTCAGCATCCATGTTAATGATAGTCGTTCCCTTAACCGACAATGTTAATCCTGGCAATGCAACATATTTGAATAATCTGCGAGTTTTTGCGTTATATAACCAAACTTCTGTCGCATTCACTATTTTTGATGGATGTTCTGATTTCAATTTAGTATGTTCTTCACTAACCATGTATTTAGCGTTCTTCACCAATTCAATAGGAGATTTTACCTTAGTTGCTCTTGGTTTGCGTGATGCTTTATTAATAGCGGATGCAACTTCGCATGAACTAATTAGGTTCTGAATATATGTTGCATATTTATCTAATTGCCTGCGGCTGAGAAACGAATAACCTTCTATTAATTGTTCGTCTTTACTGGTTGGTATTGACTTAATTAATTTTAATTCTGGTTTAAAAAACTCAGCAATTGCCTTGGTCATTCCTGGTTTAACATTATTCTTAATAAGATAAGATTTAGAATCGAATTGTTTACCAGAAAAAAACATATCCAATCCAGCCTCAAATTCGGCAATATGGGTATTGAATTCATCGTTAATCTTTTCCTCTTTAGACTTTTCATGCACAACAGAATCTATTTCTTCGGTTTTTAATGCTTCTACTATCCGTTTAAATTCGGTATATTTCTTGTCTAAGAAAGATACTTCTTTAATCTCTAACGGTAGCTCACGATATTTAATCATATGAGAGACCGCACCTACAGTAGAAAAATACCCATCTGATATTCTAGCAAAGCCAGTAACGTTTTTATTTTCTGATTTCCAATATGCAATTGCCCATTCTTTTTTCCGTTTGTTGTCTTCGATCTCTATAGAATAGAAATTGAGATTCCTGAGCAAAGATATATTGTAGTCGATAAGATTAAACTCGGGAAACTTCTCCTTTGTGTTTAACCTCTCTCTGCCTTTTTCAGTAGATGCTTTATCCATAATATTACTTTACGATTGCTTGATATAATTCTTGAAAGTCATCGTTTTCTACAGACAACTTATCAATGTTCTGTTTGTGATATGTTGTAATTAATTTCCGGATATATTTTTTATTTAACCCCTCAAACGATTCCGCTATGTCTTCGATAATAGCTTTGATTTGGTCTTTTTCTGCATCAATACGAACCAATGAATTATCAGCCTCTTTTACTGCATCAAGAATCTTCTTTTGATCTGCTGGTGATGTTGGTACAATAATTTCTTTTGTCAATTTTCTCTCCTTATTAATTACAATATATTATATTTGTTATTTCTAATCAAATCAAATTTATAACCACCTTTTCCATTCTTCTGGTATATTACAATTCTCTCCAACACCCTTAAATAATGGGGCGATATCATTATTTGCAAATCCTGCCAAACCGCATCCCACTCTTGTCAAGAAAAACTCTATACAAGGGTGGCTCTTCGTGAATGACACAAAATCATAAACGAATGGAGAAATCCTATCCAAACTTAATGATTCTATTCTTTCATCTTTAGTAGGTATTGCATAACTCAATCCGACAATTCCAGGTTTGCCATTTCCCCATTTTGCGCCGAATAAATTCATTGCTACTTTAGCTGCCCCTGCACCATGAATACCAGCCAAATTTGACCCATATACAAAAATCTCGCTGCCTATTGGTAAATCACCATCTTTATGATATTTAAACATTTTCAGCCTCTGTAAAATTACCGTTTTTGTCCAAAGTATACCAAATATCTGGGAGAATCCCATTCCTCCCTACAACCCCTGTTTTCAAATCCAACAAGACCATATCATCATTATAATAACAAAGCACTATTGCTGACCCTAGAGAAGCTTTAGCTTTGCCATTCTTACCAGTCGACATTGCAACCGAATTTACTCCTTCGACACTAGAAGTCGATTCGTAACCGGTATTAGTAGCAGCAGAATAATCCCCGGTATTAGTAGCAACAGATCGGTAACCAGTATTAGTAACAGCAGAATAATCCCCGGTATTAGTAGCAACAGATCGGTAACCAGTATTAGTAACAGCAGATCGGTAACCTGTATTAGTAGCAACAGATCGGCCACCGGTATTAGTAGCAGCCGAATGATCTCCTGTATTAGTAGCAACAGATTGATAACCTGTATTAGTAGCAGTAGATTGATCTCCAGTATTAGTAGCAGCAGAATAAGCCCCAGTATTAGTAGCAGCCGATTGGTAACCGGTATTAGTAACAGCAGAATAATCCCCGGTATTAGTAGCAACAGATTGGCGACCTGTATTAGTAGCAGCAGATTTATCCCCTGTATTAATAGCAGCAGATCGGTAACCGGTATTAGTTTCAGTATTAGTATTAGTTACATTATTCAGGATATAATCGGCCCCTGCATTACATAATTCATCCAATGATAATTCTTTAACAACAGTTAATATCGATGATGCGATTTTCGAATCATCTTTGTGTGTTTCAATATCACCACTAGATTCAGTCAAACAGAAGCGCGAAGTATCAGGTGAATAATATGTAAATACATCAAGAGGATTTACACAAGCATGAAACCCCGAAGCGCAAGCTTCTACTTTTCCTGTATGAGTGTATGTCTCGCCTATATTGAATTGAAAATCCCTACAAGAGAGATTTTGATTAAAGCCTTTAAAAGTTTTCATATAGTGTCTCCCACATTAATACCGCATAATACCTACTACATTAATACAAACAAAAAACCACGTTATAAAAATAATCGATTTTCTATTGTCTTCCGAGTGCAACAATAACAAGGTAGAGCAACCACCAACCAAATAAAAAAAATATGCTGTTTTATTATATCCTATATTTGATGCTAAAATTGATGCACCAAGCATAGAACCAATGACTGCAATGATATCAAGTAGTAATATTATTTTGGTATTTACAATCTTCAATTGATTCTTCTTTTGATGTACCATATCCCCCAACCCCAAATATCCACGTATCTTTAAATATAACACAAATCCACAATCTAATACTGCTATCGTAGAATACGTTAAAGTGTATCATAATATTGATTATGTCCGGACAGTCATGAATCCATTAGTAGCCAAACACATCATACAAGATGACAGTTGGGTCTCTTTTAACAAGAAGACTGGTGACACTCTGTTATCTTTGCAGATAGACATAACAACAGTAAACTCCTCACCAATCAACTTTTCCATCTTAATAACTGCGTCCATTGCATTTGCGATTGTTTTGTAAGATTTAGTGGTATTATTATCAGTAGTAATAAGTCTCATGATTATCTCCAATGTTTATTGTGTAGCTCTGATGTTTCAATTATAAATAGTTATAATTAAATGTCAAATGAAAGCATATTAATGTGGATGTATAATGGTAACTTATTGAAACAAGAAGATATTTTAGATGGTTATATTGGGTTTATTTATCGGATAACACATATAGATTCTGGTAAATTTTATTATGGTAGAAAACTCCTCACTAAAGCAGCGACAAAAACAATTAATGGTAAAAAGAAAAAGATAAGAAAACCAAGCGATTGGGTAGACTATTGGAGTTCATCCCCAGCATTAAAAGAAGAAATAACCAAACTTGGTAAAGACAAATTTAAGCGTGAAATTTTATTATTCGTTACTACTAAAGCAGCACTTGTGTATTCCGAAGAATATATTTTATTTAGCACTGGTGCATTATTCGACCAACACTGCTATAATGGAAATATTAGAAGCCGCATTCAACGATCTTGGTTCAATAAAACACCAAATCTCCATAGTCAATTGACAACAATGAGACTATGACAGAATCATATGTCTACGCAATATCTGATGGGACATCTATTAAGATTGGTGTCGCTAAGAATCCATTACAAAGAATAAAAACATTATCAACAGGAAATGCAAAAAAATTAATTCTTTTGGGTTTCTTTTCTGGTGGGTTCAAATTAGAAAAAGAAATCCACAACTCATATCAAAAGGTAAGAGAGAATGGTGAATGGATAATACCAACTCCAGAACTAATAACATACCTAAACGAGAAAATTTCTGATAAATTTATTGTTCTTGCAGATGGTAGAATTTCGTCATACCTCAAAATAGTAAATTGAAAAGGTGATTATGCGCCCATATACTTCTGTATCATAGTGTACTTCCCCACACATCTGCCCAACTACCGCTCAATGCACCCTTTGCATATGAGCTTTCTTGTTGTTCGAAGAAATTGGAATGACTTTGTAACACGGTCATTTCATCGACCCACGGCAAGGGGTTTTTCTTTACTTTGAAAATTCCCTTTAATCCCAATCCAATTAATCGTCTATCAGAAATATAACGAATATATTGGTGCATATCTGCTTTATCTAATCCAATCATACCACCTTGTTCATATGCCAAATCGATAAACTTATCTTCCAATTCGACCATATTCTCTGCTATACAATACAACTGAGATTTAAGATCGTCATTCCACACCTCTGGATTTTCTTTCACGAATGTCTTAAATAATTTAGTCATACCCTCACAATGTAGGTCTTCATCTAAAATACTCCAAGTTACGATCTTTACCATACCTGGCATTAGTCCTTGACGACCGAAATTTAGCAGCATTGCAAACGAACTGAACAATACCATACCTTCAGTGAACGCACTAACGGCAGTCATTTGTTGAATGATATGATTTTCATCCAAATCACCTATAACCTCAAAGTATTTCTGTTTATTTGCCATCGCCTCATATTCCATAAACTCGTTAAAAAGTTTATCTGGAAGACCTAAGGTTTCTATAAGATGAGAATATGCATGCACATGAGTTGCTTCTCTAGCAGAAAACCCAAGCAACATCATTCTAACCTCAGGGTGGCCGCTCAAAACAGGCAAATAGTTTTTAACATATGCCCCTGCAACATTTATATCGCCTTGAGTAAATAACCGGAATATCTGCAAAAGAAAATCCTTTTGTCCTTTAGACAATTTATTATTCCAATCTGAAATATCTGTTTGCATTGGTACTTCGTCTGCTATCCAGTGCATTGATTCGTGTTTTTTCCATATCTCTAATGCCCATGGATATTGCATTGGTTTATATGTGGTACGGCTATCAGTCAATTTTAATTTTGTGCCCATATTATCCCTCACATGCTAAACAAGTTTCGCCAGCAGCAATATCTTTCATCAATTTAATATCATCATCTAATCGTTGTTTTTCGACTTTTTTAGATACAGATGTATTATGCAATTTTTCACTGCGGCAATAGTAAAGGGTTTTTAGTCCTTTTTTCCAAGCAGCAAAATGAATCGCATGTAATCTTGGAATAGAAATAGTAGGTTCGATAAAAATATTCAATGATTGTGCCTGGTCTACATACGTTTGTCTATCTGCTGCATGTTCTATTACCCAAAGATTATCAATTTCAGCAGCAGTCTTGAATACATTCTTTAAATCCTCACTCATCCATTTTAACGATTTTATTGATCCTGCTGAATTTACAACTTCTTGCCATTGGTCTCCTACCCACGTAGCCCTATCCATTGCATGAACATCAATGTCACCGCGTAAAATAGTGGGCCACTTTTTATATGCTTCATTCCTAAATGTATTATCTAGCCATTTATTCTTTTGTGTATATGAACCACTTAATGTGTCTTGTCTAAATGCATTTGCTCTTATAGGTTCGATGCTAGGTGATGTATTACCGCAGATTAGACTATTTGATGCCGTTGGTGCTAACGCCATTACATGAGCAAATCTGAGACCTGTCCCTTCTAATAATGGAGGGGATCCTCTTTCTGTACCTAGTTCTTTATTCGCTTTATCTAAAAATGACCGATATGTTTTAAATATATTGATATTGGCAGACTTTGATATAGCACATTCAAAAGGTAAGTTTTTAGATTGAAGATACGAATGGAACCCCATTACCCCTAATCCAATACTCCGTTCTCTTATAGCTGAATTAATTGCACGTTGAATTGTTTTGGGTGCATAATCGATAAAATACTGCATCACATTATCCATCATTTCAGCAATGTCTTTGAAGAATTGATAATTGTCTTTATAAGAATCCCAATATTCTAAATTAATAGAACTCAAACAACATACAGCAGAATTATTGGCATCTGTACCAAGAGTAATTTCGCTACATAAATTTGAATGATGAATTTTAATATTGTTCTTTTTATATGATTCTGGTGCAGCATTATTGACATTATCAGAAAAGAAAATATATGGTTCTCCTCGACCTGCACCGGAACGCAACTCAATCACCTTAGTCCACAACTCTTTAGCAGACACAGTATCTCTAACAATATTAGTAATTGGGTCTATCAATTCCCAAGAATCGTCTGCCTTATCGTCTGCCATACATCTTTCGATTATTTGCATAAACTTGTCTGGTATATTGATACCATTATGCAAATTCAGACATTTGCGGTTAGGGTCGCCTGATACTTTACGCATATCCAAAAATTCTACAACTTCTGGGTGGCTAATATCCATGTAAACAGCATATGATCCTCTACGCGTGGTTCCTTGTTTATATGCTAATGAAGACACATCATAAGTTTTCATATGTGGAATAACACCAGCAGATTTATCGTCTTGACCACGGATACCGAAATAAAGACCGACTCCACCACCAAGCATAGACATCCAATTAGCTTCTGATAGAGTATCTACCAGACCCGAACTGGTATCAGGTACAAAAGGTAAAAAACAAGAAATTGGTAGGCCTCGTTTATTTCGCCCAAAGGATAAAATAGGAGTAGAATACCCAAACCAATGTTTTGATGAGTATTCATATAATCGTTGAGAATGTTCTTTATTTGAACCGAATGCAGTAGAAACAAATGCATATCTATGTTGAGGAGAAGACTCTCCCGCCATAAAATATGAATCTGTAATTCGATCCATACTTATTGTATCAAATAAAGAATCACGACAAAGATCAATTTTTATTTCTTTTGCCTTCTCTAATGTTGCTGCTAAAAATTCTTCTTGTGTTATCACTTGTTATCTTTCTTATTGTGATTGTGACTGTGAGATTTTATTTATTCAACTTGAATAAGATTTGCCCCAAATTAGGCATACGATACTCACTGCCTTTAATCCATTTACCAGATGAGTCTTTGTCGATCATACCGGTTACTGGATTTGCTTTTGATAGATTAGAACCTACTGTATCTTGATAACATGCATCACCATCTATACCAGAGGCAACAGCAAATCCGCAATTGACTACAGCAATATCAGTGGTGGCGTCTGCAATTTCTATAGCGGTATTTTCAGACAAAGTAAGACAAAAATCTTTGGTGGTTGTGAGGTGTTTTCTTATTCTTGTTGATGCCAAATACGCTTGTTCTGCTATACATGACGTAGTTAGCGATATCGGTAGCAAATCTGTATCTTTTTCTTCGATAAGAACATTATTAATACCAACCATCAATTCTGCTACTTCCTCAAGAATTAGAGCAGCATAAAGAACAGAAGTATTAGTTAATGCTGGAGCATCGGAGATTTTCTGTCCAGAAATCTCCATTAGTGTCTTTTGTAAATCCCATGTATTCATTTTGTTTACCTATGTAATTGATGCGATGCAATTATCATATCTGAAATGACTTTTTCTCCCTTGAATACTCTCTTCAAAAGACAATTAGCATCTTTTTTGTGTCCTTTAAGACCAACCAAGTAAGAATAATATGGCACCAAATCCACCCAACAAGATGGTCTAACTATCTCTCCTGTATCTGAGCATACAATACCTCGTTCTAAGTGATTAAGATGGTATTTGCACATTATTCAATATCTCCAATTATTTTAATTGCAGGACACTCGTGGTCTGTGGAACCAACATCATCAAAAAGTACCGGCCACAATTGCCTGAATTCGTTCAAAAGAGGACACATAAGTTGCCTAATCTGTGGATGTGCTGCTTGATTAGTACGCAACTCGAATATATGGCGCCATTCTCTTGGATTAGCAGTAACTACAATCTCTGTCTTCAGTGAATTCGGTAAGATTGAACGCGCTTCCTGTGGTTTTGCCTTTTGTTCGATCATATCAAGATAAATTTCTTCTGCAAAACCACATGTACATTCCCATGCTTTCATTAGTAATGGTCTATCGTTAAAGAAGAATGGTTCGATAAAAGTTACTTGATTATCGAATTTATCTTTCCCATAATTACAGTACCTAGTGCTCTCTTGGGTGAACGATGCTATACGATGTCTAACCAATTCATGAGTCACTCCACGATCAGTAACAAACTTAACTGTTATGCTACCATGTTCTAATGTGCTTTCGTGTTTAAAATTCTTAATTCTTTCGATTATTTCAACATCACTACCGTCTTTTATTTTATCTTCTGATTTATATGCGGTACGGATGCCCATTTCAATAATCTTAGTTATATTTGGAGTATATCCCAATATCTCAAAAGATGGTTTAATTATTTTCATTTAAATCCCACACTCGCTAACTGAGGAATTCGAATAATTCTGTACAGGATCTCTATAATTGCTCCGCAAATCAGACATTTCACTTGCCCGTGTTAAGAAAAAATCGCTCATATCTTTTTCGCTAAGAATAAACCCTTGCGATAAAAGAAATCGAAAGAAACAATCAGCTTGTGTTTCCCAATTATCTGTGTCAATTGTGATATATGATGATTCATATGGATGACTAACATCTGTGACCTTAAATTTTACTGTACTCATTATTGCCCTCTCAAATAAACGTAATATTGTTCTTCTGTGTTAAAAATATATTCAGTACCGTCTACTAATATTAAATGTGGTGTTGTTGCATTATTTGGTTTCCATTCATACCAAAACCATCCAATTTCATCATACATATCACCAAACAATGCCTTGGCCATAATATCGGCAATAACTCCGTTATTATTGGCATAATCATTATCATATACGCATCCAATAAATTCAGATGGTACCGTATCGAGATATGCATTATTTAGATTGGTGCGCCGCTTTATTTCTTTTACTATTTCTATCAGTTCGGGTTTCATACTTTAATTTCCAGTAAACTCAAACCAACGATAATAAATGACATGGGTATCAAATACGCCAAACCAACAGTTATAGCAAAAGTCACTACGGTAGGTATCGTCAGGACAATTACTGGGACACCAACCAATATACCAATAAGTAAAAATATAGCACCAATAATATATTTAATAAAATATAAAGCGTTGTCCATCAGCACCCCTTCCATGTTGAAAATTTCATTTTTGCCGCAAGTCCTTGTACTGTGTTGCCATTAATTATATCAATTATTTCGTCACAAGTAAAACCATTTTGAGCCATTTCGTTTAGGTCTTTTGGTAAATCTGTCGGTAACAAACATACTCTCAGCCCAACATCTATCATTTCGCGGACTCCTCGCATAATATGTGGATTTCTGGTATCTGAATCCGGTATGTAAATCGCATCTTTATTCATATAAGAATGTAATTTACCATTACCTACAGCAATTGCATTTGGTATCATCAAACTGTCAATTTCACCTTCTAGTACATATACCTGTTCGGATGCATCAAATCTATCAATACCAAAATATTTCTCTTTGGATGAATCGTCTAAGAAAATACGATAATACTTTTGCTCTTGTGAGTTATCCAATGCTCTAGCAGAATATCCTATAATTTTTGCTTCCCTGTCTCTCCAAGGAATTATCAACCTAGAATGATCTTTGCCTCTCCATGAATTAAATTTTTCGGTATGTCCTTTTGCCCAGTCCACAAAATTTACAGCAAAGTGAAATTCGAATGTGTCGATTGGCAATTTTCTCTGTTCGCTGAATATATAAACAAGACTTTTACTATCCATGCTACTAACTAAAGGTAAATCAGCAAAAATATCCGGTATATATTTTTTTGTTTCTGGGATATGTTTCATAATATTCTCAAGATTTCTGCTATCAGTATTGAGATTGTCTTTAAATGTTTCAAGTATAAACTGTTGATATAAATTATTATCGAATTCTCGCAAAAATGTTGAGAATTGTTTACCTGCATTACAATTGAAACAATGGAGCATCAACTTTCCAGTTTTCACACCAAAATAACATCTGGTTTTATTTTTCTTTTTCGCAGAATCTCCACATATTGGACAAGAACATTTCCACCGATGTGTATCAATCTGCGAAAATCTTGTTAATCTATGACCAATAAGTTTAAGATATGTCTCTTCAATCCATAGACTCATTTGATTCTTTCTGTTCTTCGCATACCACTACTTCTTCTGTGTGTGGTATGGTAGTAAGCTCATTCGATTCTTTTTTTACTTGATCGCAATATTCCTCGAATTCATATTGTCTAACCAATACATGTCTGGCCAATAAACCATTGATATATACTGCATTAGGTAATTTGACTACCAGATAATTATTATTTTCAACTTGAATTGATCCACATATATCAACTTCCGTACCAGTATTCAATTTCATATTATCTCTCAATATCATTTCCAAATAAAATACAATGAAGTCTACCACTGACATGATAACCTCGCTCAATCGCTTTAGTAGCAATTGCGCTTATTGTAGCATAATCGGTTTGTTGTGTAAATGAACTTCCTACTGGCATGATATATATGGGGATTCCTCCCATAGATTTTGTTTTTTCATATAACTCAATGAACGCTATGTCTGTATTATTCACAACGAATTTAAGGGACACTTTACCATATTGATGATATCTTTTAATAATATCTGGAAACCACGCTTTATCAGAAGGCTCACCAGAAACAGAAAAAAGCTTTGGTGATACATTAAATAACACAAACCAACTTCTCAATTCTTTTGCCAATTCAGCAGTCAATTCTTTAGTCCCATTTGTCTCGAATTGTACATAATCAGGATAAGTGAAACGTGTGTCCTCATGTAACACAGAAAGAATATCTTCAATTACTTGCTGATGAAGTAACGGCTCACCACCAGTAAAACAGATATCATATTCGTTATATGTTACTGGGTGTGTCCAAGTAGGATATCCACTGCTGTTTTTCGGTAAAAGAGATTCTATCTCCTCTACCAATGCCCGTGTGGTTTCGTATGTTATAGCTAGGTGTTTGTAATTTGGGTCGATAGCATAAAGTGTATCGCAGCCATACTCAACAGTATGGAAATCATTCAATGTGTTAAATGATTTTGGGTCTGCTTTGATTGGTATTATATACGATTCTGGATTTGTTGGGTCTGATTGAAAAAACCCAGGACATCGCAAATTACACCCAAAGAATCTAACAAATATGGTCAATTTGCCAGTACGTGGACCTTCACCTTGAACCGAAAGGAATGGTTTCTGCGCTAGTCTTATCATAATCAATCACCACTTTCACTATTTGTTAGACAGAATAACTTTGTATATATTTCTCGTTGAAGATACCAGATCATCAATCCATTCTCTTGCTGATTTAGCATCTGGAAAAGACTTGATGGTGAAATATCGATGAAAATCATTTTTAGAAATAACAATCACTCCACCATCAAAATTATTGGAACTTATTTTAAATTCATATCCACATCTCTCTTTCACATCAAGAGAGAATATTTTGAAATCATCCACTTGTTTTTTTAGATTTCTTTTTTTTATGTACTGGAGACGAAGCTTCACGCAGAATATTCTCTGTAAGTTCCGGTGTTTTGGTCACAGTTAATGGGACATCAGAAATAACAGGTGCATCAGAAATAACAGGAATAGTTGGTACAACCGTACTATGAGCCGACACATCGAATTTCATTGTATTATCGATATCTAATTTGTTGGTCGAATCATCGTGTACAACATTCGTAAAATGTAATAGCTCACTAGCAGCTTTATATAAAACTGGATATGGATTTTCTCCTTCTACATATTTGACATTTACTGCAAATGTAGCGATTTTTGCTTCACTTGTAGCATTTTCAAATACATCAACCCATGCATTCCAATTTTCGGTTTTTGACCCCCAAATTCTACCCAATCTTATTGTGACATCGTTGAACGTATTTTCGCTATCGGTATAATTTGCTATGAATGCCATGGGTTGATTCCTTAATTAAGAGGGTACTACTTCTGCATCTGATACAGGAGACGCATCTGCGGTGCTGGTGCTTTCATCTCCTACTTGCTCCTGTGCCTTGGTACGAATAAACGTAATCAAGTCAAGAGAAAACTTAGCAGGTACATCACCTAGATAAGTCAAGATATTGTTTACTTCTTCGAGACTGAACACCACATTCTTACTTGTTTCCATTTACTTCTCCTTTAGTTAATTTACTACCCACGGTGTATTTCGACACCAAATTCCAGCTATCTTTGTCTTTATAGCTGATTATTTTGACTGAGGAAAGTGGAGCAACAGTAGCAATATCTTCCTTTTCTACTATCATAACCAATCCCCAATCTTCTAATAGTTTAGCAATTAAATTGCGTCGATTCAAGTCATCTTCTGATATATTGGATTCTTTACCATCCAATATAAACAGTTCTTTGAAATGCACCAGATAATATTCTCCTCGTTTATGTAGAATATTTACACTCTGGTATAAAGATTTTGTTTTATTCGATGCTACTCCTATCCGGGTGAGAGTTTCTTTCACCAACAAAAACGATTCTGGGTCTTTAAGTTCTATCTTTATACCAATTGCAAATTCATCGTTCATTTTCTTCCGCCTGTGTTGGTTTTTTCTTTTAATTCTTCAACGGCGCGGCTACTCATAATTTTGAGGTATCCTTCAGCCACTTTTCTGTTTACTTGATAGTGATTCATTATCAAGTCTACTGTGGTATTTATATCTGCTTTATACCAAGTACCAAATCTTTTCCCTTTTGGTACTGCATATTTATAGAAGTCTCTTTGGATATCTTTTGGTGATTCGTAATATCTATTGCATATTTCTGCGAAGAAAATAGTATCAATTGTATTAGAAAATGCCCGATTAATTATCCAAGGATCATAATCAGCGATTGGGTATTCTAAATCAGTTTTATTTGATAACGATTTAACTATATCGAACGGTTTAGTTGCCATTTTTATAATATGACCGAATACTCTCAAAATCTACTGGGAAATAATCACGAGCCTCAACTGAAACATTAAAATATCGTGTATCGTCTAAACACCGATAATGGGTATGTCCATGGATATTTGCAGTCGTTTTATTACTTATACTTTCTTGATGAATCGGTATATGACTGAGGACAAAAGTATCTAATCTATCATATGCGCGAATGTCTTTAAAGTATTTCATATATTGAGAAACTTCTAAATTATCGTGATTGCCTTTTATCAAAATTTTACTACCATTAAGTCTTGGTAGAATTGCATCTAATACTCTGTTATGGAAACAGACATCTCCCAAATGGTAAACTTTATCAATTGGTGATATTGTTTTATTCCAACATTCTATCATATATTCGTCCATTTCAACACATGATCCGAATTGTCTTAACGGCGATCCATCGTGTCGTTTGAATGTGAGAATATTGGAATGTCCCCAATGATGGTCACTAATTAAAAATGTTTTCATTCGGTATATACTACAGTCTGTTTATATCTTTCAAGCTTCTTTTTAGCAGGATGTTTATATCCTTCGAGCTTCTTTTTAGCAGATTCTAATGTTGCTGAAGTATTCAATGCGGGCATCACCCAAAATGGCCAATACCATAATTTGCATTGTATTTCATACCCCAAATAAAAGTCAGTGACAATACGCCATTTCTTATTAAACATACTCATTTCCAAATAATCCCATTAGATATCATTATAGTAGTCAAAAATGCCATACGACTGATTTCTTTGTCTGCGACGAAATAATCTTTGTAAGAAAAATCCCATAAATGTAAAATCAATTCTGCTACTGATTTTTGTTCAAGTAATGGTAAAGCAGTATCATAAAACATCCGAAATAAATGTGTAGATTCTAAATCTGAATGTTCTGCTACCCATTTACGAACCTCACTGAACTTTTTAGCCTTCAACGAAGTTATCAGAGCATTAAAGGATTCCTCAGATAAATTAAGCAATATCCCAGAATCTATTTTACCACCAGCAGCATATCCTTGTATTTCATTCAGCACTGATCGAAAGTCTGGAAATTTCTTCATCACAAGGGCTGCAACAGCTTCCTTTTCGTATTTGATATCTTCTTTATCAAGAATCATTATAAGCCGTTTAAGGAACTTCAATGCTATTGTTGGCTTCTCTTTATTGCTTATTTTAAAATCAATCACTTTACATCTGCTATGAATTGCAGGTATAATTTTAGCAGAAAAATTAGCAGTAAAAATTATGCTATGGTTGCCACTAAACTCTTCAATAAATCCACGAAGGGCTTGTTGTGCTCCTTGATGAAGACCATCAGCCTCATCCAGAATAGTTATCTTTTTTGCATCCGTAAATGATACGGTAGATGCAAATTGTGTTATTTTTGTTCTGATAGCATCAATGCCTTCTAATGAAGCATTAACGAACATCAAATCTGCATTTAATTCATTTGCAATGGCTCTTGCTAATGTAGTTTTTCCGCATCCGGCACCACCAACAAACATCATAGTCGGAACATTACCAGTAGATATCAGACCTTTGATTATTTCTTTTGTCGATTCTGGCAATATACAATCATCTATTAGTTTTGGGCGGTATTTTTCACTTAAGATCATAATATTTTATCGTATAAATGAGGGAAGACCTTTTATAGTGGTGTCTATCACTGACCTACAACCTCAACTTCGTTGATAGTTACATCTTTAGAGTGCTAATACCAATTACCGTCTTACCCATCCGACGAAATTGTGATCTAACACCTGTAGAAGTAGCGTGGCGGCTACGATATGCCTTTTTTCCTTCGCCTTTAACTGAAACAACCCAAAAATATCGTGTGTCATTTGCGCCATGCTTTTGTGTCTTTTGTGTCATTTGATTCTCCTGTGTCATTTGATTCTCCTGTGTCATTTGTGTGTCTCCGTCAACTACTGCACGAGACTAAAGATCGTGCAGCTTGCCCACTCCCATGACCAACTGACAATAATATGCCAGACCTCTCGATTTTACTAGTCATTTTCTGTAGGGCCAATGGGATTTCTCCCAAGTCGCCTATTGCGTGCGACTTTATTGTCACCGTAGCAGTCAAATTGACCAATACGAAGGACATTATTTGCTGCATTTAGATTACATATTGCCTTGCTCAAGGACAAGACTATACCGAAAATACAGAATCTGCTTCAATAGCAATAAAATATACAAGTTTACCGCTATCGTGAGCAAACCTTGAAATCTTTTTATTTGAGATATCAACGGTATAATTTCCAGGATATAATTTCAATTTTTCGATTTTGAAATTGACCTGAAATTCTTCATCGGTATCTACATCGGTTTCAAGTTCAAAAGAAGTTGCAGATGGATTGCTTTTATTGAATACTTTTAAAACAATCTTTTTACTATTACCAACAACGGCCAAATCTTCAGCAGCTAAGATACCTGACATCTTTTGAAGCTTATTAATTATATCATCATCCAACGAAAAAGATATATCCGAAACTGGAAATTTGATTTCTTTTTCGGGTGGCAGAATAAGCAAACTCTCATCTGCATAAATGTAAGATACTTTTTGTTTACCTTGTGTAATAGTCACATACTTGGTTTGTAGTTCCAAGTCTGGATTATCAAACGCACTCAATACTCCCAAAAATTCATTCAAGTTGAATATTGACATTTGTGCAGTGAATTCATCATCCCCATCAAAATATGCAATGATATCTTTCCCAGATGAAATAGTTGCTACTTTCTTACCTTTACGAATAACAAGATTAGAATTTATTTTTGAAAAGTTAGAGAGGATGTCTCTAGTTATTTTAGATAGTTGCAATTTCATTCCTTTCACTAGTAATTATTTCAGCATCTACAACAGATTGATCTTCTGCTATATTACTATTATACTTTTGAATGATACTAGAATCAAGAACGGGTGTGGAAATTCCTGCACTCTTGAATAACCAAACATGAATAGGAAGAAGGAATCCTGGATGATTTGTCCCATTCATTGCATTTTTCAGATTTCTTCCTGTTCTTATTGCTGTACTACCATCAAACATTTTCTTAGCACATTTGCGCCAGAACTTCTGTTTACCACCGTTTTTACCGCCACCTGTCTTAGCCATAATACCCCCTAACTATTTTACGCATGTTGAGATTTTGCCATCAGGCAGATACTTCACGGAAGTCCCGGATGTAAATTGTATATAAGATACACCTTGATAACAAATTTCACTTGCTCCAGCGAAGGCAGCATCAGCTTGATACTGCTTACCATGCTTACCACACCCTGCCAGCATAATCGCTGACAGGAAAATAAATACTAGCTTCATATCTTCTCCTTAATTATATTGCTTTTTACGTTTATTTCGACCATCTTTATACCCGATATCATATCCACGATCGTAATTAGACATATTAGAAGCTGGAATAAATGGGATTTTATTTTTCCCGTCCTTATATCCGTCGGCATATCCCTCTTCGAATGCAAGAACACCACTTTCATCACATTCATTGCTGTCATCACATTCATCGATTACGAATCTGTTTGGCGAAACAACAGCAGAATTGGTGTAATCTGCGTCTTTCAGTTTGTCTCGCCACATATCAGCAACTTCACCAACTACTTCATATCGCCATGTGCGACCTTTAGCGTTATTGTAATCTGATGGGATCGACACAACATCTGCTGGGTCGATTTTAACCAACATACAACGAGTACCTTGTGTTTGGCCATAATAAGGAAGATAATCTTTAGAGCAGAAATGCAATCCTTTGGAGCAAGTATTGTCTCTATTATCATCAACCATTGAACGTGGCATAGATACTACTTCACCTACTGTATTGATAATTGTACCAGAGTAAATATCACAGTAATCATACTTCACCATTTTATACGCGATAAAACAACCGTCATCGGTAATTGGCAATTCACAAGAATTTAGGAACATATACAATTCCGAAATAGCTGTTGGAGATGGATTACGATAAAGATTAGAAATAAAATTCGTCAAGGGGTAAGTATCAAACCCCTGAGAAGACATTTTAATAATTCTATCAGTAATTGCCGATTGTAATTCTACTCTCATATCATTAAATTCATGTAGTATAATAACACCAATACCATCCTCAATGGATATGGATATAGCATAATCATCGCTATCTTCAATGAATGATTCTATTTTCGATTTTGTATCCAATTTAAATACGGAAATAACATTACCTTCTTTAATAAGAGAAGTAGCTTCAATATACCTCGGATCATCACTGAAAAACGTTACCGTTCTACCATTAGTGGCATCCATCACCATTACCGACGTGTCTGTAATTACATGCACCAATTCCATTTCATTTCTCCTTTTTATACGATAAATTTACTTCTCACACTTTTCGATATACGAAATTATATCATTAAACATATCATTATTGCAAATTCCTGTTATGTATTTCAGCATGGGATATGCTGCACACAATTGGGTAATGAAGAATTTTTCTGGAATGTTGATTGTTTGTCTATTTAACATTTTGCCACATTTATTTAATAAATCAAGCGCATCATTAGCCTTAGTGTCGTTTTTACAATTTTTTATGCTTGTAACATAAGACAATATATGATTAATTGTTGAATCTGCTCGAATATGAGCAAACCTTCCTGGAGAAGATAAAATCCATCCATATGAATATAACGATGAAATGCTTGGGACATGCCTAGCATTATTTTCATCAATCAATTGTTGTTTTTGTTTAAACAACTTATCATAAGTAGATGTCATCCATTCAACAGGAGTGATAGCATATTTAGGGATTGTTGTATTTGGTTTAACAAAAATAATTTGAGCATCACCTAAGTCTCTTGCTTTAAAATTATCAATAAAAGAAACATCATCTGGATTGAGAATAGATTTTACTGACCCTGCATTTGTCATGAGTATATAAATTATAGGGGCGGTTTTATCAAGGTCTTTTTCAAGAATCCGAGTAAACGAATTTCCGGTTTTTTTGAACAACTCAGAATCAACAATTTCTTTTTTTGGTTTTTTAACCCGTATTACTTTTCCCAATGAAGATGCTTTAATCTTATTGAAAGCATCTGGGATACAATCAAACCATTCTTTATCCAAGAGAATTGCATTTGGTATTTTCTTTTCTTCTTGTGCCTTTTTAATTCTGGCAGATGAAGTTGTATTGTCTCGCAATACAAACACCAAATCATCTCTATTAGATGAATGCCCTTTTAAAATTTTCGTCGGATTAGTAATAGATTTAGTGGATATACTGATTCTACTTATACCACCAGTACGGTATTTAACTTGTTTAACTACTCCATTCTCAATCAATTGTATTTTTAAATCTGCCGCTGTTAAATCTATGTTAAAAAATGCTAGATTACTAAAATCAACATTTTTTGCAAAAATATCTGCGTTTTTCGTGGATAGAAACACACATGCTTTGGTGGTAATGTTATGCTTCGTTTTGAATTCATTTGCTGCTTGTTTATATGCATATAAATTTGTGTAGTAGCTTACATCCCAATCCCATTCAGAAATCAATTTGTTTTCTATTTCAGAAAATCTCGTCTTAATTGAGGCGATTGTTCTAGAATCATATTGCAAATCTTCTCTTGAGAGGCCGACACTCAATGAACTTGTGTCGAATTCAATATGGCCTCCACAAAGAAACCAATTGTCAGATCCTATCTTCGACAAATCAAGGTTATATGCTCGACGATTCATCAAAATTTTGACAATACTACTACCTGAATCGACCTTTTTAGAAAATTTAATTAATCCGAAAAAAGAACTAGTGAAATCTACTTTATTTGGTTTGTCAGTTGTTCCTTTTATAATAGGCATAACATCATAATAAGCAAATACTTTTTTCGCTGCTGTATGCCACATATGGGTGTTTTTTGTGGGAACAATAACTTCAATACCACTTTCGTCTGTTGGTAAAGTCCATAGTTTATTGATACTTGGAATACCACGTTCATTCACATGGATCAAATATGAGGTTGCAGCACCATCAAAGTGTGAATTGATTGTCCATGTATCAGTTACGGCAGCAGGTGATTTAGAACCGATACCAAAACCACCAATCATCTCATTAGAGTCTCCTTTAGATGTGGATCCGTATTTTGTAAGAAATAGATATACTTGTTCTTCTGACAATCCTGGGCCATAATCACGAACACGAAATTCTTTTTGTAATTCAGTTGGTAAATGCACCAAAATTGGGACTTCTTCCTTCCCTAACATAACATGGGCATCAAGCGCATTGCTACACAATTCGGTCATGACTGCTCGTTCTTTGTCAGTATATAAAAAATTAGACAAGAATGCGAAGATTTTTGATGAATCATCAGTCACTCCGAATTCAACAGACCCTTTCAGGTTTGTCGATATGTTATGTGTTTTTTCCAGAATCATTATTTCGCTCCTTTGAAGATGGTGCGCATTTCTGCATTACCAAAAGCAGCTCTCCCAGATTTAATTGTTGTTACTGTGCGGCGAGAAGCGCGTTTACCGGAAGACAAATCCACAACAAAACGTTGGTCAAAGCGAGGTGTGTTATTCATAATAATCTCCATATCAAAATTAAACTTCACATTTACTACAACACATTATATAGAATCTTATTTAAATGTCAAATGAAATATGACATCCAAATTCCATATCAAAATTAAACTTCACATTTACTACAACACATTATATAGAATCTTATTTAAATGTCAAATGAAATATGACATCCGAATTTCCCATATCAATCTGCTATTTGTGTAAAATTGTTATGGAGTTTAAATTTTATGGTGTTATCTGCTTTGTCAGCCAATAAATCTCCTTTATGACTAATAATAAAGATATGGTCAGCAGAACACGATCTCAAAGTAGCATGAAGCAATTCAGAACCAGTAGAGTCCAAAGGAGCGTCTATTTCATCAAAGAATACTACATTACAATGTAATGCGTTTTTTGCTTTGGCAATATCCATCCATGCTAAAAGGATAGCCAAATCTATTCTACGTTTTTGACCATCACTAAAATTATCATATGTGAAAGAATCCCGATGTCTCGATTTTATACTTTCATTGAATTCTTCATCCAAAAAGAAGGAACAGAAAAAATCCAAGTCGGCTAGATATTTGTTTATCAGTTTATTGATAGTAGGGATGTATTGTTTTATTATTTTGGATTTTATACCTGAATCTGAAAGAATCTGCTGCATACATTCTTGATATTGTTGTATAACCAAAATTTCTTTCTTTTTTGTATCCAATGAAAGAAATTCTTTTGCGAATGTCTTCAATTTCAATTGTTCATCATCAACACTTATGGTGTCTGATTGGATCTCAACAATTTGAGAATTCATATTCTTTATAGAGACATTATTGGAGAAAATGTCCTGGCTTAACGATGAAACAATTTTCTGTGTTTTGTTAAATGCATCAAGAGCACCAGAATATTTTTCCATTTGAATCTTCAAGGCTGCCTCTGCTACAACGACATCGAACATATCCTTTTCGAGTGCATCGATATCCGAATTCACCCCATCGATTATGAGTTGTTTGTGTTTATCTCCAACGTCTTGATGGCATGTTGGACAAACGATCATTTCTTTATATTTCTCGGTATATGAATTCTTTTTATCAATATCGGACTGAATACTCTTTCCTTTTAATCTAATAGAAGAAATTTCTGTTGTTTTAATGTCAAGTATATCGACCGTTTTTTTATGGAACTCTAGAGAATCCATTGTGGATGATAATGTTGCTTCCAAATCGGCATTTAAGACAGCCAATGCTTTTATATTGTTCAGTATTTTATCTGCTGAATCTTCCTTTTCTTTCCGTAATTTTTTGATAAAGGATTCCTGTAGAACTATCTTTTCCTTTTGTGATTTCATTAATACTGCTAGTTCTTTCAGTTGATCTTTTGAATCCTTATAGTGTTCTTTTATCATATTGCCCATGGTAGAGAATACTCTAATATCCAAAAGGTCTTCAACAAATTCTCTGCGATCTTTTGCCGGTAATTTCATAAATGGAGTATAATCAGTACCACCACCAACAACAATAACCTGTGAGAACGCTCTATAATTGAATTTGAGTATCTGTTGTTCCAAATATTTCTGATAGTCTTTTATCGAGGGGTCTTGATTCACCAATTTACCATCGCATAATATTTCAAAAATATTAGGTTTCATCCCACGATTTATTTTATATTCTTTTTTGCCAATTGAGAATTCTACGTTAACAAGTAAATCTTTTTGGTTGATTGAATTGATTAGAGAAGGTTTTGTTACTTGCCCATATCCACGACCAAAAAGAACAAAACAAAGGGCATACAATACTGTACTTTTACCATGACCATTTTCTCCAGATATCAAAGTCGTTCTGTGGGTATTCATATCAATTTTAATTGGTATATTACCAACAGAACGAAAATTCTTAAACTCCAAATGTTTAAATATTATCTTCATTCTATTTTCTCAAGCGAATTCATATATAAGGAATGCATCATATCTTTAATTTTCTTCTTGTCTAATTCCGTTTCTATTTTATCTATAAAATTATCCATTATAGTTTTCGTATCATCTAATTTTAACGAACCAGACACATCGACGGAATCAAACACATGATCTATATCGGTTATCTTCAAGTCTGTTGGATTCTGCAAAAGAATATGATTGATGTATTTTTCGAATAGATGAGGATCAGTTTTATTAATAACAACTACCTTTACATATGATCCACCAAGACCATATTCCAAATCAGGTGAATTATTTTTATCGTTATATTCTAATCTATAAAACAACCCAATATTATTTTTTACGAAATCTACTTTATGTTTTTTCGTATCGAATACATGAAATCCTTTTTGATCTCCATAATCAGCCCAGCTCATTTCATATGGAGTACCGGTATAAAGAATATTTTTCTTTTTGTGTTTCGTGTGGTAATGGCCAGAAAATACAATATCGAAATGGTCGTAATTCTTTGAATCTTCTCCACCATGAGCATCAATTCCCTTTTGAACCTCAAATCCAGAAAACTCGAAATGCCCAGCACAAAATAATGATTCTGTATTAGTGATGGAAGATGATATGTGCGACCTATCAGCCTCCACTATCCACGGCAACAGAAGAAAACTCACGCCACATATAGATTCATTTGTTGGTTTATCTATTATCTTAACTGAGGGATATGATTTCAAAAATAGAGAGGTAGAATTGACTTCCAATGTGTTTTTGTATGCTAAATCATGATTCCCTAATATCGTGATAAATTTTATTTTTTTTGCTTCTATCACATCAAAAAATCTTGTCATCCACATATGCAAAATAACATGGTTCGAAAACTTGCGGGTATCGAATAAATCCCCCAATTGCAATATAGTATCGATACAATGCTTTTCCATGTAAGGAAAAAGTTGTGTCTCGAAAAATCGCAATTGATATTCACATAATACTGGGGATGCATTCTTTACTCCAATATGCATATCTCCAAGAATGATAAACTTAGGCACCAGAGAATTCCGCTAATGGCCCAGCATTTAATTCTTTTATTTTCTTGGTTCTCTTTATGCTCATTGGTACACAGTCATCTGAATAACCTGTTTCACGCAAAAAATCTATATACTGATTAACGAAGGCACCATCTTCTTCATGTTCTTGATTATCCAAGAATTCATGAGTCGGGAAGTCGGTTACTATTTTCGCTTTGATATATTTTTGTACCTTTTCGCGGTCTATTCTTCTAAGAAAGGCATTAAAGCAGATAGTAGTAATATAACTGAATGGATTTTCACTTTTATTTGGGTTGAATTTGGTTGCAAACCTGACACAATCAACCAATGCATCTCCTATCATATCATCCCTGAATGTATAATTTAGAAAATTTGGTTTATACGATAATCTGGTAGCAATACGCAACATGCTTTCAATTATGAAATTTGGTATTTGAGGCCGTTCTATTCCTTCTTCTTCAGCCTCTTTTATATTAGCATACCAAACCAAATATTCCTGATATAGTGCTTTATTACTAACATAAAAAGTATTTTCTTTTTTTCCCATTAATGTATCACCTTTTCAATATCACCAGGTAAATCTTCTGCGTTTAATGCATCCCCTAATACACCATATTTCTTGATTATTTTAGCTTTAATGTCCTGCAATATACATTTATGAAAATTATTTAATTCGCCATTAGCTTCTGCTATAATTTTTTTAGTCTCTTGCTGATATAAAGCTGACCCGTAAAACATGGTATAAAACGATGTCGGTGAGGCCATGGCGGATATTGCATGACCATAAATATAGATAGATGCCGCTTCATCAGCACCTTGAATATATGGTATAGCGGTATAGGTTTCTGCGCCTTTAACATTCACCATTCCAAGAATCATAGGATTTAGCACAATTAAACAATTATCAGAAGTAGTTCTTTTTACTTCACATATGACATCGCGTCCATCCATCATTTTTAGAATCTTTAATTCACTATTCAATTTTCACCTCGATTATTTTATAATGGTGTTTTTCAGATACATAAATTCTCAATCTTTCTGTGAAATGTGAAAACGCAAAATTTGGTGATGTTTTTGACGTGTTTATTGCATCAGAAATATCGTAAAGTTTCAATATATTTTTCCCATCTGCTTTTCTAAGACCCCGTCCAACAGATTGCATAATTCTAATGACTGATTTAGACGGTGATGCGAAAATGATATTGTGAATCTTGGGAATATTAATACCAGTGCTACATGTCCCGTATGAACCGAGAGCAATAGTATCTGTTGTTGCATTTTGGATAAGATTTCTAATTTCTTCTCGTTCATCTGCCTCAACCTTTCCACACACCAAATAACACTCTTGATTAATAGCATTCTTTTTTATATCTGCATATAACTCTTCACCATGTGAAATGAAGTTAAAGAGTATAAATGTATTGCCCTTTAATGACAGTGCTAATTTCCTGATAAATTTATTTCTCGCAGTATGCGTACAAATAAAATTTAATTCTTCGTGGTATTCCATTGGAGATACTAATTTCTTCGATTCTTTCCCGTACTTTAATAGTATACAGTTAATGTTGATATCACTCAAGAATCCTTCATCTATTAAGTCTCTAGTTGTTTTTTCTTGGGATATTTCTCCAATAAGACCTCGAAGTACCATTTTATTTGTAGTTGACTTATCTAATGATCCTGTTATACCAAAGCGATATTTAACTTCCACAGCCTTTTCGAATATACCCTTCACTGCTTCGGCTTTATATTGGTGGGCCTCATCTGCCAATATGACATCAAGTTGATTAAACCATTTACTTTGTTGTTTAAAGACGCTCTGCCATGTACAAATAATAAGAGATTTGGTTATCGTTTTATCTGCACCTTCTGCGATAATCTGAGTTTCTTTTTCCACGTCAAAGTTATTATGAGAAGAATAATCTTTAAAATCATTATACATTTGTTTGATAAGTCCGAGATTTGGGACGACCAACATGAAATGCGATTTACCATGATCTATGTACCACCGATATAAACAATATGCTATTAATGATTTTCCTCCACCAGTAGGAGTCACTGATATTTGTCTTTGATTTTTTATACAGTTGAATATCGCTTTTATTTGATATTCTCTTATCTCAACCTTTTGATTCTTTGAGTGAATATTCAGCCCGTTTATATACTTTTCAATATCATCGTATGTAGCATCATCCTTATCATTTAATGCACCATATTGATTGCTCTTACATTCGACAGTATACCCAAGAGATGTGGAATGTGTTACAAGTTCATTATATAAACCAACTGGTAATGTCCCGAACCTTACATCTAGTAATTTGACAGTCCCATCCCACATCTTTGCTTTGAACTTTGGCATAAATTTATACCCCTCAACGAAAAATGAAAATTTCTCTTGAAGTTCATAAAGAATACCTAGTTCACAGTCGATATATAAGGATGTCTCGTTTTTCTTTGAAACTATTATATCAGCCATTTCAATTGCCACCAATATACTTCATATACTCGAAAAGAGTTTTGAGAGCATATTCTCTTCCTTTTAGTTGATTCATAATATATTCACATCCAGATACAGAAGTCTTCAATTCTGAAACAATTCTAGTTAGATCATTCATATCTGTATCAAATTCCAATAGTTGATTCAGCTCAGTTGTACTTGGTTTTAGTCCATTCCACTGCGACCATCCATGTTTCTGAAGGTCGTCCAAAGCCATTTCGCCTCGAAAATATTTCCTTTTTTGCCATCCCATCTTATTTTTCTTGGATTCTACCGCAGACAATCTTTGTTTAAAAAAGATAAAATATTCAAGATATTTCGAATGGAGCATAGGAACACGAACTATCTCATTAGATAATTTGGATTCATCAATTATTGCGTCTTTTTTCCATTCTGACAGAACTTCGTCAATTGTAGGTGTCACTTTTGTATTCATAATATATTCATCCGCTTTAGGTATGATTTGACAACATCCTATTTCTGTAATACCATTAATAGGATGATAATAAATAGAAGTAAGGATTAGAATTGTTCGTTTAAGAAGAAACAATTCAGGAGTATTGCACTCTTGTCTCCTTACTTAGTATTTATAAGAGCAAAAACAAACAATAATAGGTGTATGAATGACTACTAAAATTTTTAAAGAATTCAAATCAGACACAGAATATGTTTCCGATAAAAGAATATCTAAAAATAAAGCACACCAAATAGAAAAAGAACAACGGGAAAAACTGTTGGAACATGCTAAAAAAGTAGCGAATAATCTAAATATTTCAATAATAGAAGCTCTTGAAGTAGTGATGGAGAGGAGAAAAATAAAGAAGTAATTAAATGTAATGTAGATTATGTTCGATGTCTGCGACAAATCCAAAAACAACATTACATGGGCGATTATCTAATTATAAAAGCCTTACAGACAACGTCAGCCACGTTAATGGTATCCAACGAATAATCAGCGATTTTCGTCCGAGTGGACTATGAAGAAACATCCACGATGCGTACGGGGTTCTCCCATCCTATAAGTAAATAGGTTCCTACTGTAGGACTCCTTTACTTAAAATATTGTCTTGATATTAGACACGCTACGGGCTTAGATTAATCACTTGCGTTAAAGGGAGAGGGTTTAATATTGTTTTATGTCTTTGTATTAATCAATTAATAAATTAATCAAACCTAATATAGAAACTTTATTTATACGGCTCTGAAGGAGCAGTATTCACCGAAGGTGATATTTAATATTCATCAATTAAACAATAATCGAACTAATATTGTTTTATGTCTTTGTATGAATCAATTAATCAAACCTAATATAGAAACTTTATCTTTACGGCTCTGAAGGAGCAGTATTCACCGAAGGTGATATTTAATATTGGTTAAATAATCATCGTTAAATCAATCTTATATTGACCTAAGCCAGCCTACCCCTCCTCCTTTGTCAGATATTTTCAACAGTTAACTATATTGAGAATCAACTGTTTGGAATGTACCAGTATAATCCATATAATCATAATTCATTGTTAATGTTGATTTAATGTATACTAATCCTTCAACAGTAGTATCAAATTCAAATCCAGATAGTATCATCGGCCAAGAACCCATAAATCTACACAACGGTTGATTATTGATTAATAGATCAACATCATCAGTATGACCAATATTACTACCATCAGCAGTCATAGATTTCATCCAATTAAAAACTGATGCCCAATTTCTTGAGTATTTGTCTACTAGAAACGTAACTGTAAATGGTTCATAATTTATTTTTTCTCCAATTTCATTATAATCAACAATTCTTGAATATAAATCAATTGATTTTACGCTAACACTAGGCAACGAAAACTTTTGAAGAAAGAATTGAACGTTCGGTAAAGAAGGTATAATCATCGAATATTGATTATTAGGTAATCCATCAAAAGTAAGAAAATCACCATTCTGCATTGAAGCTGAACCGGTTCCTTTTATGTCGCTTAAATTCATTGTTACCATTATATTTTCCCTAATCCCGACAAATAACACGACATTTTGTCGTGATTATTCATATTTATCTTTGAGCGTAAAAGCGAACAAATTATCCTTGTTCTGTGATAGCGGAATGAAAAAGTCTGCTAAAGGATTGATTCAAGTAAATTATGTGAATTATATACTTGACTTCTGATTTAGACGTGTCATAATTCAATCGTTGGTTGAGGTGATGAAAGTGTTAAATCGGTGGAAGCAGATAGTAAAGCTGGCAGCCGTCTACAACCAAAAATTAAATTATAGGGAGAAAGATATGAGCAAAAAGAAATTTAATGCCTTATGTGCCAAATATGACGGTTTAGGCTGGGTATGTACTTTAAAACTTGCAAATGTTGCCGTATATCAATCCCCTATCGTCAAAACCACATTCGTGCAAATTGGAAGAATTGGAGGCTAAAATGGCACATATGAATCAAGAAAAGAAAGCATTGATTTCTCCTCTAATCAAAGAAATATCAAAGAAATATGGGGTTAAGACTTCTTTAAGTATTAGAGATCGTTCGTCAATTTCCTTGAATATTAAATCTGGAAATATAGACTTCATTAATAATTTTAATGAAATTGCAAAAACAAAAAATGCTATATTAGCTGCTAATGACCATGTATCAGTTAATCATTATTGGTTTCATGAACAATTTAGTGGTGTAGCATTAGAATTTTTAAAAGAATCAATGGTTGCTCTTAAAAGTGCTGGTTGGTTTGACAAGTCTGATATTCAAATTGATTATTTCAATATTGCTTACTATATTAGCATCGAAATCGGACATTTTGGTCAACTACTGCACGCGACTAAAGATCGTGCAGCTTGCCCACTCCCATGACTAACTGACAATAATATGCCAGACCTCTCGATTTTACTAGTCATTTTCTGTAGGGCCAATGGGATTTCTCCCAAGTC